CCAATATATGTAAAATGCTCCTTCTATAAATTGAACAAATACTTCTAGTATCATCATCTGTTTCAAAAACGCAAATTTTAAAGGTAGGTTGACAAATATAGAAATAAATTCGATTATACCCGTTACGACTTGTATTATAATAGATGTAATCAAAGATGTATAAACCGTTGAACTGGTCATATAATAATTAATTATATATATAATTAAATATTATAATAAGTGTATTTTCAAATGTAAAAACTAAAAATATAGAAAACCTAAATATTATAGTTAAAATATTGACCTGTTATTTTTTTCGGAGCATAAGACAACTTAGGGTCTTGTGGAGGAGGAGCAGCGATTTGAACTGGCATATATCGTAGTATGGCTGGCTTCAAAACAAACGCACTATTGGCCTCATTAAAGAACGCGTCATTCTCTTCCACATTTGCCTCAATATTTTGATACCTCATTGCCAGCAATTGGCAGCCCGTCTCCCTCAAAACAACAGAACTGGGATTATCTGGATTCGCTCCCGGATTCGGAATGCCGATTGTCATACCCAGCTTATTGAATTGTATTAATTCATTAATATCCGTATTTTTTACTTGGTCGAATGTTAGTTGTCTCATAAATATTGAGTTGCTGGTCATATTCACATATTCATAAAACTCAGAACATTCCATAAATGCCGTATTGCTTTTGTCTACAATAATCGAAATCTTGCCCATTAATTCTTTAAGCGGTGTCGCACCGTAATTGGTAACCGTATTGTTTTTAATATTCTCGTAACTATATTGTTTGCCCATTAATAAGTCCGAATATTGTTCAAATATTTTGGCAAAATTATCATACATCTTTTGATTTTCACTCTTAATTCGCAAATGGAATATAATGGGATCTGTTGGATTGGGTGCTCCGGATGACGAAAATGCGTTATCCGATACCATTTTCATTATGTCGCTAAAATTAATGTAATTAAATGTCTCCTTTACACAATAATTATCGACTGTGCTTGTTGCCACAACGGGCTGGTCATCAATCGAGTAAATTTCAAAATCGAGACCTCTTATACCTTGCTTCAAAAGGTCTTTTAGTGTACACATAGACACATAATCATTCTTGTAATTGCCTCCACTACAGCAGTTGTAGGCAGATTTAACATAATAATCTCTAAACTCATGTTGATTTACGTCGCGAGTTAAATCAAGCGATAAAATGTTCGTGTTTAATTGTCCGTATACAGTATCCATTATCTGGCATTCACGCGTAAGCATATTATTTGCCATATTCACATATATTGTAATACCAATGGTTGCACCAAGTATGCCGCCAATCATTGCGCCAGTTGTTCCTTCAGTTATTGCCTGACCTAGAATACTTAACATGACAGTTGATATAAGTATTATTAAAATACCTCCAAAATTGCCTGTTCCAGTATAATAAAAATAATAGAGCAATGTAATTATCATTACTACAAAGGTCAACATGGTTATTAGCGTGATAGACGTAGCTTCCGACATTTCTTTTATTTTTGACATACTATTTTGTATACTTTGTTGCGCGTCTTGAGCTATATTTGTTGTATCTGACATCTTTTATATTAGTCTATAAATATATTTTATAATAATTTTTATAATATTTTGTTTATAACTATTTTGTTATAATCAGTTAAAAAAATAATATGTTAGTATTATAACAATTAAATATGCCTGGAGGTCTTATGAATCTTGTATCAGTTGGACAACAAAATATAATTCTAAATGGGAACCCGTCGAAAACATTTTTTAAAACTACTTATGCGCAATATACGAACTTTGGTCTACAGAAATTCCGCGTCGACTTTGAGGGCTCTAAAACACTGCGTCTATCAGAACCATCTACGTTTACTTTTAAAATCCCTAGATACGCCGACCTACTTATGGATTGCTATCTCACCGTCGCAATGCCAAACATTTGGAGCGGAATTATACCGCCACAGCTAGTCACTCAAAGCGATGGTTCTACTACATATACCGATTGGGCACCATATGAATTCAAATGGATTGATAATTTAGGCGCTAAAATGATTTCAAAAATCAGCATTGTTTGCGGCAACTATACGCTTCAAGAGTATTCGGGTGACTATTTACTAGCAGCCGTCCAGCGTGACTTTAACGGTGTCAAAAAGGATTTATTTGATGCGATGTCCGGTAACACGGCTGAAATGAATAATCCTGGTAATTCCGGTGCGCGCGTCAATTCATATCCCAATTCATTTTATACGAATGACTTAGCAGGTCCCGAACCATCAATCCGCGGACGTATTTTATACATCCCGCTAAATAACTGGTTCGGACTCAAGTCGCAAATGGCATTTCCATTGACATCTTTACAATACAACGAGCTACAAATTGTCGTCACAATAAGACCCATCAGTGAATTATTTCAAATTCGTGATGTATTTGATACGTATTATAATTATCCTTACATAGCACCCAATTTTAACACATGGTATATGCAGTTCTATCGGTTTTTACAACCGCCACCTGATATTGAACTGGGCATAGCATCGTATACGGATACCAGGACATTATGGAATGCGGATGTCCATTTGAATTGTACATATTGTTTCTTATCCAATGAAGAAGAACGTATTTTTGCGATGGAAGAACAAAAATATTTGATTAAGCAGGTTCATGAACAGCAGTTTTTTAATGTTACCGGACCGAACAAGGTGGCGCTTGATTCAATTGGTATGATTTCAAATTGGCTATTCTATTTCCAACGTAGTGATGTCAATCTGAGAAACGAATGGTCAAATTACACAAATTGGCCTTATAATTATATGCCATTGGATGTAGTTCAAGCTTCGGCGGCAGGCGACTACCTTATTTATAGAACAGATGCGTCGGGTAATCAGGTGCCATTTTATATAGGTCCGGGTGTTAATCCGAATAACAACCTAACCGGCTTGCTAATTACGTCAAATTATTCTCCGGAAAACGACAAGATGATATTGGTGGCAATGGGTATTTTGTTAGATGGGTCTTATCGCGAAAACATACAGGCAGCGGGCATTTACAATTATATCGAGAAATATACAAGAACGAGCGGAAATGCGCCACCTGGTCTGTATTGCTACAATTTTGGAGTCCATTCTAATAATTCAGATTTACAGCCGTCAGGGGCAATAAATATGAACCGATTTAGTCAAATTGAGTTGGAGTTTACAACCATTATACCTCCATTGGATCCTTTAGCTCAAAGTCTCTCAATTTGCGATCCACAAACAGGCGAGGTAATCGCGGTAAATAAACCGACATGGAGAATATATGATTACAACTTTAATCTAACACTGTTTGAGGAGCGCATTAATATTGTCAACTTTATTGGCGGAAACGTGGGTCTAATGTATGCGACATAATTCCACATTTCTATTATTATTATATTTTAAAATAATATAATATATTTTTTAACTTAAAGACGACGTATTGGCGGCAATTGGACCATTGTCGTAGAACAGACCAGTGGCCGTTTGTTTCTGCTTATAAAATATATAATTTTCCGGTCCAAGATCATATTCGCTTGCCAATTTCGCATTGTATAGCTTAACGGCTGCTTCGTATTTAGGCTGCCATATTTCGTATCCTTCATAAGGTCTAGGAACTTGCGCGGCCATGTCAATAACTGAAGCATTTGTTCCAATATCATAGGTTAACGCGGAATGCTGTGGGTTCTGATTATAAACAAGACGACCCGTTTCTAAAGAATCCGCAGCAGTATACGTCTGTGGCGCAATCGGCGCTGACTGTTCGGCGACAAATTTGTCATGGACTTGTTTTAATAACAGTGACCGACATCCGTCTTCATAACAATCGACATCGTCAGAACACTGTTTCCCAGTTTTAGAACATTTGGCATTATAGCAGGCATTTTGGCAACCGAGTGTGTCATTTAATGGCAAATTAACAGTACGGCTATATTCATTGACTAGTTTAGTATTAATATTTGAATTACTTTTATTGAATATCTCCGGATTATATGTAATATTTCCATATAATACGTTTTCGGGTTTATCATCATTTGTAGAAAACCCTTCTTTTCTTGACCCCTTGTTAACACCCCTATTAACACTTGAAAAAAACTGTGTCACTAAAGCAAAGAAGAGCAACACTAGAATTAATGATAATATTATATATTTGTATTTATTTAATATCAGAAGTTTGCTCATTTATATATTTACTCATTATATTTTTTACCATTTCAAGATATTATTATTTATCCAATATTTAAAAAAATCTAATTTAGTGATTAGTATATTATCTATAAAATTTAATATATATTTATTATAAATAATGTCAGATACAAATACAGATACGAATGATGATGCTATAAAAAAAAAGAAAAAACAATCATCAGGAAAAACTGATGTCGGGGAATTTATAAAGAATTTTGCTCTTTCAATGGTTGGAATAATATTGTTTATCATTTTTGGCACGTCTTGGCTCTATATAGCTAAATTATCTACGGCTAAAATTATTCCTATTGATACATACTTTGAGCCATATACATGTAAAAAAAATGTAGAGTTTGGAAGCGTTCCAATAAAAGTTCCAATGAATACAATGTCAGAACTCGACTTCAAAGGTCTTAAATTTTGGGGTGAACCGATTGGAAAATGGGAGCAAGAAGCTACCTTTTCTTCGCAAGGTTTTATTAAATCATTCAATCACTCTTTTATTAACAATCTTCGCAAAAAAACAGACAATCCGGCTTCTTCTTCCAATTATGATAAATTCAAATCCATTTTAATAAATAATATAGTTGGTACTGGATTTTGGTTGTATGACAAGATTAGTATTCCTGATGGGATTCGAATGATGCCTGACTCTCTTAAAATTGTTATTTATGGTCTTTTTGGAGTAATGTTTTTTCCAATTTTTTGGATTTGGAATGGAACGGCATCATTTTACTATACTATAATGACACTTTCTAAAGGTGAAGAAGATAATCCAAATGACGGCGGATATGATGGTGGACTCTTTGATGGCGTGGATGCTTTGAAAAATGGTGATTCTCTTTTGGCAAATTTTGGCAAAGCTCTTTTACGGTTTTTTGTTTGGATACCAATTTGGCTTATTGTTATACCTGTGTTAACCATGTTTGTGTTTCCGGCAATTGGTACATTTTATCCATTTTTCAAAATGTTATTTTCGTCTGGATACAAATTAAAGGAATATGATCCTTTTAAAGCCGACAAACAATCGGATAGCAAGAGTTTCCTGGATTTTATCAAAGATAATCTTGTTTATAAACGGACATTAATATTAGTGTTTGCGATTTTGAACTTGTTTACATGCGCAAATAAATATTTAGGGGAAAATTACTTTACTGCGGTGGTTCTTGCGACTATATTGGGAGTTATATTTGGCAATATTTTTGTGAATTCGGAGCCAGATGACGCCACGATGATATCTGTAAAGGAGACAGTTGATCCAGTTATCGATAAGCCTGCTCCTCTTGATGATGAATGTGAAGAATATCAAGACGAGGTTATTGACGCATGGTCCAAATTGAAACGAAAAAATCAATATGTTTCTAATTTAATAGACCAATATCCTGGTTACATTAAACAAAGTGAGTTAAATAGTAGAAGGGAACATATTATACAACAGTTTAAAAAATTAGATGGAAAAAACTCACTTGAAACTGCTATGGTAATCAATTTTGAAAACGAACCTCCAAAAGTTACTTATAAGTATTTATATGAGAACTACACGAATTTTATTACACAGTATCAAAAAGAGGCGGCAGAAGATAAGAAGGCAAAGGATCAAGCGGCAGCTGAGAAGGTGGCAAAAGAAGAGGGAGAGAAGACACAAGCGGCAGGACAAGTATCTGCTACTAATAATAATAATAATAATAGTTCAGCTACTGGTGGCGGAGGAGGAGGTAACAAGTCTTCTGCTAGCATATTACCAGTTTCTCAGACTGTTGTAGATAGTTCAAACCCGCCGGAACCACAACCTAATTCTCAGGTTAGTGTATCTGGTAATAGTAGTTCAGCTACTGGTGGCGGAGGAGGAGGTAACAAGTCTTCTGCTAGCATATTACCAGTTTCTCAGACTGTTGTAGATAGTTCACTCCCGTCGGAACCACAACCTAATTCTCAGGCTAGTGTATCTGGTAGTAATAGTAGTTCAACCGTAGTTGAATCTAATTTGGAGTCTAATATAGGAGAATCTCCTGTTAAACCAAAATCGAATGAATATGGTGAATACTCTAGAACAGATAGACCTTTAGACACAGGTGTTGATGTTCGCAGTTCAGCTGAGAACCGTCCTGATGTCAAAAAAAAACCCGTAAAAATGGAATCTAAATCTCTAAACACCTTTGTAGATAATAGGATTAGTTCTGTAACTCCAAGTAGTAGTAGTGGCGGCAGTAGTAGTAGTAGTGGCGACAGCGACAACCCCGTGACATCAAGCAAAGGTGTTAAAATTGAACTAAATCCCAGCGCAGTAAATTTATTGGGAAATGTAGGTCGAGACAAAGAAAATGATGTTAAAACCGAATTACTAAATTTGAACCAAAAAGAAATAGCCGAGATACTTGAAATTTATAGGAGAGACGTTGGAAAAATAGCTATAGAACAACAGGAAATAAACAAAATAGAAAGAATACAAAAATACCTCCCTATGATTATAGAAAGACAGCGACAATTAAATGGAGAAAATCCTCTATCAGAAGATGAAATGAAAGCATATATTAGACATAATTTTCCTACAGCTGCCGAAAGAGCTAGCAAAGATAGTGATATTATGAATAATTTTTACGATCAACAGTTAGCTGAGATAAATGCTGCTAAGGCCGGAGGTGGTAACCCTAATCCTGAAGTTCCTGTTAAGACCGGAGGGGGTAACCCTAATCCTGTAGTTCCTGTCGCCAAAGAAGAAGTCAACGATCCATCTGCCAAAAAACCATTTTTTAGTTTTCCTTCCATTTTTTCTACCCAAAAAAAGGTTGTTCCTGAGCAACCCGAAAATGCAAAAGTGATGACAGAAGTTATAAATGCTGTATCAAAAAGAACACCAATGAACCCCACAGTCAATTTAAGTGTATTACCTGATGATGTTCTAAATACACAACTAACAAATGCTACTAAAGCATTTGTCAACGCAAAAGGAGCACCTAATCAAATTTTATTAGAAAACATGACTTTGCTTTTAAATGAAAAATATAAAAGGGATGATAATCCGAATGAAGCGTTTGATGAACTTAGCAGGATATCAGCACAACAAGCAGAATCAACATTAATGTCTGGAGGTTCAAAAAATAAACAGAAAACCTTGAAAAATAGAAGACAACGATTTAATATTAGACTTGTATAAAACGATTTAAATAATAATTCCTATAATAATTATTATATAAGTATGCCTTCGAAAAACAATAAAAGTAATAAAAAAAACAAAAATAAACATAAAAAACTGATACCCAGGTTGCCAATCGTACCATCAGTTGAAAACTTATCTGTCGTTGAAAACTTACCATCTGTCGTTGAAAACTTACCTCTTGTAAGCATTTGTACCCCCACATTCAATCGCCGCCCATTTATCCCCTTTATTCGAAAATGTATCGAGCAACAAACATATCCTTTGTCCCGCATCGAATGGATTATTATTGACGACGGCACGGACCCGATTGGAGACCTGGTTACCAATATGGACTGTGTAAAATACTTTTATTATCCGGAGAAAATGCTTCTAGGAAAAAAGCGTAACCTTATGCACAGCAAGTGTTCCGGCGATATTATCGTGTATATGGACGACGACGACTTCTATCCGAAAGACCGTGTATCACACGCAGTCGAAACCTTGTTACAAAATCCAGATTTTCTTATGGCCGGAAGTAGCGAAATGCACATTTACTTTGATTCCAGGAACACGGTGTATCAATGTGGCCCTTATAAGGAATTCCATGCCACAGCAGCCACGTTTGCCTTTAAAAAGGAACTCTTATTAAAAACAAGTTACAACGAAGAGAATGCGCTGGCCGAAGAGCGCCATTTTTTAAAGAACTATACAATTCCATTGAAACAATTAGACACGCAAAAGTCCATAATGGTCTTCTCTCATAAGCACAATTCATTAAATAAGGAAAAACTGCTGGAAAACATGGAGGCTACTAAGACCCAGTTATCGCGATTCACAGTGGATGATTTTATTGACAACGCTGAACTGAAACAATTTTATATGACAGATATGAATAGTTTGCTGACAAATTATGAGCCGGGCAAGCCGGAAAATAAACCCAAGTTAATGGAGCAAATTAGAAACATGGAAACCGAGAGGAACCGACGATTGGCAGACCATAACAAAATGATGGAGGCACAGAAGCGATTATATCAGAATACAAATACTTTAACTAATACCTTAACGAACGGAACTAATTTGGAACAACGCATTGTTAGTTACGAGAAACAAATCGAGGACAAAGTATGTCTCATTAATGAATTATTAAAGAAGATTAAGGACTTGACTGCCGAGTTGGATCATTATAAAAATAAATAACCTTTAATCAGTATAAATTTTATTATAAAAAAATTATTATAATAAATAGTTTAAAGACAATTTATTATATGTGTATATAGCAAAATATAAGATGCCTTACAATGATTACTCCAACGACGACGATGTTAATAACAAGGATTCCACAAGGTCATTACCACTAGACAAGCATTTTCATCGCATTTATAGAAAGGTTGTCGACGAGAAGAAGACAACTCGATTGGATAACGGAAAAACCTATTACAAGAGAGCCGCAATTGACCTTTATGGGACTGGCTCAGTTGGCACTCGAATTCGCAACGCAGTGACGGGTGCTAGATACAACTATTTGGTTGGGTCGTCTGACCAGGATTTCCTATTTTCTGTCGCATTGTGTACTGGTGAGAATGGACTGAAGGAGCATGTTGCGCTCTTTTACGACTCGCCTGACCAATATGAGAGCCATATGAGAACTACTCTTAACCCGGAGAGGAAGATGGAGTGGCGATTAAGTCATATGTAAAGCTTAGGTATTGTTTATTCTTTTTTTAATATTTTTATAATATTACAAAAAATTAAATACTTATTATATTTATTCATCGCCTTCAATATCAGACACTACAATATCCTGAGTATCTTCCGCATCTTCTTTCGTATACTTTTCCAAATATCTATAAATGCGATTAATATCTAATTTGGATATCTCGTAATTCTCAAACAATTGTATAACTTCATTGTCTCCAACTGGATATTTATTTTTGATATCTAGAAAGAAGGCATACATATCATTCTTATCCATTCCCAATTGCTGGCATAAATTCTGAATAAATATGGTATTATTGTATTCAGTCGAATATTTTGTTAGTACCTTTGTAAATCGAACCTCTGTTGGATTGAATTTCTGTTTACTAAGGTTGGCATTTGTTTCATGGTACAGTCGGTTATTATTGAAAGTCTTTATCAACGAGCTCATCTCATTAAATTGCCAAATCTGTTTCTGAAATGTAATCCGGTCAATGTAATCCGCAAAACACATATTATCTAACAATTTCATATAAAATGGGATAGACTGTTCTTTTGATAATTTGCCAATAACATCGACCACATTCTCGTGATATAAAAGACCCACAATTGTCCTGTCTGTTTCGTTCATAATTGTTAGATGGTCTTCTAACATATACTTGTTATTAATGAGTTTCTTTGTGATTTGCCGAGTATCATCATTATATGACTTCATTAAGAAAATGTTCTGAATAATATTGTTATTTAATATGTCCTGTTTATTTTTATAAAGTTCATAAATTGTTGTTAGTTTACGCAAATCGCCTTGGATAAAATTAACTATATTGGGTTTTATAGCTTCGTCAATAGACGGAATCACCTGGTTTATTATATTGTTCATTTGTGTCTTTGAGGGCGACTTTAATTCAATCACGTCACAGACCTTCATTAGCTCCTTTATTTTCTTGTCCATGTGATAGTTCCCAATACATATAATTGGGTTAAGAGTAATATCCTCTAGGCGCTGCTTTTTGGTCTTTTTCGGCCGAATAATTTTGATTAATGAGTTGATTCCGCCCTTATCGCCATTATTCATCCCGTCGATTTCATCCATTATAATCGCAATTCGCTTCACTTTTTTGTGAAACATACTCATTATATTTTTATCCGACATATTATGCTTTGTGATGGTGTCGATAATAGATTTGTTGCGTATATCTCCGGCATCATATTTAATAATATCATAGTCGAGTTCCTTCAAAATATTCGTGACAAAAGTGGTTTTACCGGTGCCCGGGTCGCCATAAATATAGATGCCCTTTTTGGTTGTTAGATTGTGTTTTGTTTTTTCGAAATTTGTTAGTATGTCTTTCATTTTAGCAACCTCATCTTGTCTTTCTAATAAATTATTTATATTGATTACCTCCATTTAATATATTTGATTAGGTTCTTTTTATGTTGATTTTTACTAAATCCAAGTTTGTCGATTATTGGTTTCAACAATTGTAAACATTTTTGCGAATCATAATCAAGACAATAACTATTTAAGAATACAAGATAATTCATATAAATACAATCCTTGTTCAAATAATTTCTTAAATTTGACCATCTGTCAAAGTTATCAACTAACAAACGACTAAATACAAAGTCATGGTCTCTGCGAATAATGCTTCTGATATATTCCTCGATATTCTTATTATGAATAGACAGATATTGTAGCAACAGTTTATGATTCGCTTCGTATAATTCCTTGCTCCAAAACAGTTTTCTTGTTTCAGGCACATATGATTCAATAAGCGAGACTATTTCGTTGGGTAATTTGTTTATATTATTAAGTAATTGGTTTGGTTTTTTGGAAAACATGATTATTTTGTTAGTTGTAGTTGTCTTAAATTATATTATACATTTTATTTTGTAATATAATTTATTATTGGATTTATAAGTTTTTAGTTACTTGTTGTAGTTGTAGTATCAGTAGAACAAGGGTTATCAACTCCGTATGTAATACCATCCCATGTTACACCACAACGCGTCGCCCAAGTATATTTAGAACAAGCGCCATTCTCCGCATTAAACGGAGACACATTGAAATTCATTGTGTTTTTATTACCTGCTTGTGGTAAGTTACACTTTCCTAAACTTTTAGAGTTTAAACAAGATTCCCCGTCCCCTTTTAAATCGACCCAATAATCGGGACAAGCACCTGTAACTGGCGGCCACACGATTGTCTTCTTGGATTTAGCTAATGAGATACCAATAACTACCAATATAATAACTAGTCCAAGTGCTGCGATTACTAATATTATTTTTTGAAAAGATAATTCCATTATATAAATAATTAGATATTTTTTTATATTTAATATTATATATTATGAATACTCAAATGGCAAATGGAAATGGAAAAGGAAATGGAAATAGAAATAGCGGTATACCAAATGGAAAGGTTAATGGTCGTGTTGATATTTTAAATCCACCCGACATTGCTCAACTATTTTCAATGTATGATAAAATACCAGCAAACCAATGTACTACGTTTAGGAACGCCACGATTGGACAATGGGATGAAACTCCATTATCAGAAGCTTACTTTTCCAAGGAAAATATTCAAACAATACAGAATGGCATACGAATGGGTGTATACCAAAAGTCAAATGGTCAATATAAAATTGGGCAGCAGGATTGCGACACATTGAAGACGATTATGCGGTCGATTTTTTTACAGAATTCGGCCAATTTGCCCTACAATATCCAAGGTCAGGTTCAACAATTAAATCAGATGGTGCTAAATTATGCTGTCCCGGCAGTTTATGGCGAGGCGCAGGGGTATATTAAATATTTACATGATGCCAGCACATTGGTTGTGCCTTTAGCAACACCCGTGTCGGATTCGCAATTTGATAAACGCAATTACAAGATGCCAAAGTGGTTTTAAGCGCAGCGACCGTTTTAAGCGCAGCGACCGTTTTTAAGCGCAGCGACCGTTGTAAAGCATTACATAGTAATGCGACTGTAAAATAAAAAACAAATTATTTAAATTACTATTTAAAAGTAATTTAAATTGTTATACTATCATTCAATGTTTTCAAGGTCTAGACACGCTATAAAATATATTGTAAAACGCAATTATTGGTTACCAAATACAAATACAAAAAAAACACCAGATAATTTTATTGATTATGAAAAATACGTCCAAGATACAATAGAATCAAAAGAACAAATTACAGAAATAAAAAAAGAAGTAAATGACATTCATATGTATTATAAACATTTGACTAATAAAACCACGGAGCAATATATGGATCTAAAACGTATTCAATGTAATTTATCCGCAATAAATCAGTCAATTCATGACCAAAAATACTGGATTTTTCACAGTGTGCTCCTGTCATATATCGGATTATTTACATACATTTTTAAACTTTAAGAAAAGCGACATTTACTACGTTTTAACCAATGATAAAAAAATATAATAACAATCATTTTATTATATTTTATAAAACCAAAAACCAAAAACCAAAAACCAATTAAATGTAAACAATCTATTTATACTTCCTCTAATTGGATCTTCTTTACAATCTTCTTTACTACCTTACTCTTAACTACTACCGACGACTTTCCTTTTGTTAAACCATTAATCGCGACATCTCGCTCTGACCTGTAATTCACATATTCCTGTTCCAATGCGACCAATTCTCTTAACCACATTTGTTCGCAACTCGTCGCCTTAATTTCAGCCAATTCTTGCTGCTTCCGCTTGTGCTCATTCATCAGCTTATCCACATTTTCCTCGGATACGGCGTCCATTGGCATCTTAACCAAATATTTGTATTCTTCATCTTTTTCACCATTTACAATCTTATCGTATCCCTTATCCTGTAACAGCTGAATTATTTCGTCCTTCTTCTTCTTACGCAAATCAATGCTACCACTCAGAACCTCTTGAATGTATCGGACTTTATTGGATAATACGACTAGCTCCTTTTCTAGGACATCGATTAAATATGCCTTTCTTTTACCATAATATACCAGTCTGACGCCATAGAAATCATCGATAATTTCACTAATTGCGGTGTATTTGGTCAGCTTGTCTTCCGAATTAAACAAGTTCATGTTGGTTGTGCTACTGGTGTTGTATAACTTGAGAACCTTCTCTAATCCGTTACATCCATAGTCACCCTTTGCCTGTTCAAGCTCTTCCAATTTGCCCTTGTTAAACGTAATAATGAAGTCCACATTTGTATCCTTGCTTTTATCGTCGTATTCCTTTACATAAGGTGTTGTCTTTTTCTTATCTTTAGTGTCTTTATCTTTATCCTTAGTTTCTTTATTGTTATCTTTTTGCTCTTCCTCCAGTTCCTCAAGAAGCTCCTTGAAGTCCTCCGTCCAAAATCCGATTGGTAACTCAGTAACGCGAATTTTATCAGGACCTATCTTCTCATAAGTGCCCTTGAATAAATACCTGCTATCACCGACCTTGGATATAGAACCATTGAAGCCTTCATAATATGGCATGAATTCTTTTTCAAGGCTTGCCGAATTAGATAATTTGCTCTTAAGATACGCAATAATATCCTTCGGATTATAACACATAATTTCAGTACTGAAACCAGTACCAATTCCTTTGGAACCATTGACTAGAACCATCGGAATAATCGGCACGTAAAATTGCGGCTCAACAGGTGTTCCATCATCCGACAAATATTTTAAAACATGGTCATCTTGTTCCATAAATATACAACGCGTTATCTTCTCCAAACAAGTAAAGATATATCTTGGAGACGACGCATCTTTGCCACCCTTAATTCGAGACCCAAACTGTCCCGACGGAACAAGCAAATTAATATTATTGGAACCGACAAAATTCTGCGCCATTCCTACAATTGCCTGATTGAGCGACTCTTCACCATGATGATAGCATGAATGCTCAGACACATAGCCGGAAAATTGTGCTACCTTGATTTCAGACGACAATCGCTTCTTAAACGCGGAATACAAGATTTTACGTAATGATATTTTTTGTCCATCCATCAGATTTGGAATACTGCGGTCACAATCATATTTGGAGAAATGGATTAGCTCTTTATTGATAAACTCCTCATAAGTAATCATTGGCTTGCTTGTGTCGACATAACTCTCTCTATCATACACGTTTTCCAACCAGTCTTTTCGGTCGTCTGCGCGCTTCTTATTGAAGACCATATCAATCGCATCATCACTTGACTGTGTGTGTTCAAATCCTACGAAACGCTTCTCCTCAAAATACTCAACAAACTCGTTTTTCGTGGATGTTCCCAAACCCTTGTAATATTTGATATTCCACCCTTTTGTATCCGTGGTTGCGCTGTTTTTCCAGGTATTGTATTCACCGTCATTATAAAACTTGAGTTCTTGTTGACCCTTTTTTGCCTTCAAAATAGGCGTGTTCATAAATCCGATAAACCCAGGAATATGTGCTAGACTTGACCACTCATTTTGAAACAAATTAATACACAAGCCTTTGATATGTGACCCATCCAAATCCTGGTCAGTCATAAATACGACCTTACTATATCGCAATGACTTGTTTACATCTTCCATGGATTTGTATTCTTTGCCTGCCTCGAGTCCGAGTATTTTCTTGATTTCAGTAATTTCCTTGTTTTCAGAAACCTTCTTTTGTAATTCACCTCGGACATTCATGACCTTGCCCTTCAAAGGATACACACCAAACGTGTTTCTGTCTTCAGAGGATAGACCGGATATCACTCCAGTCTTGGCCGAGTCTCCCTCGCAAAAGATTAACACACATTCCTTTGATTTCTCAGTGCCTGCCCAATTCGCATCAGTCAGCTTTGGAATACCACGAATCGACTTGGACTTGGTGCCATCGGTTTTCTTCGCAGCCTTGTTTTCCTTCACTTCGGTGATTTGAAGCGCCGCATCCATGACACCCATTTTAGCGACCTTTTCAATGAATTTGTCACTCACGTCACACTTGGAGCCAAACTTGGATGAAGGCGTATTCATGAAATCCTTCGTTTGACTGTCGAATGCCGGGTTTTCAATGTCGCATCTGATAAACAGAATGAGTTGTTCTTTGATGCTGTTCGGATTTACCTTGACCTTCTTCTTCTTCTCAATAAATTCGCATAACTTTCGAGTTATTTGTCCTAGAATGTATTCGACATGTTTGCCACCCTTTGCCGTGTGAATACCGTTTACAAACGAGACCTGAATAAATTCATTGTTTGGAGTAAGTGCTACGGCATATTCCCAACGGCCACCAGGACCACTGTCTTCATATGCTCTTGGTGCCGTTGATTTGTCGCCAATATACAAGTCAATGTATTGCTGAAAGTTCTTAACCGGAATAACCTCTGAATTATACTTGACCTTTATTGACTTGTCTGTGACTGCTGAAATATCATACACACGCTTTTTTAGGAGGGCAATTAGGTCAGGACTTAGACCAGTGATACCGAGGCGTTGGTAATCCGGCTTGAATGTAATCTTTGTATAGGGCTTTGTCTTACATTTAGTAATTACAGGCTTACAAATCTCATCCAAATTATTCTTGAATTCCTGAACATATTTGAGACCGCGAACATGATCAACGGTTTCGACTTGTCCATAGGTAGACCAAATAAGAACTAATTTGAAGCCGAAACCGTTCTTGCCTCCAACAATCTTCTTCTCGTCCTTGTTGTAATTCGTGGATGTTCTTAGATGTCCGAAAATCAGCTCGGGAATGTAGACCTTGTATTCGGGATGTTCGGCTATATCAATACCGTTACCGTCATTAATCATAATAATTGTACCGTCGTCCTCAATCGATATGTCAATATAAGATACTGGTATCGAATTTGGTTGCCCGGCTTTAACAGCAGTGTCCATACGAATAACATGGTCTCTACAATTTACAACGCCTTCATCAAACAACTTGAATAGACCGGGAATATATGTCATGTTTCTTTCGACAATCTTTTCTTCAGCGCTTTTTGCTTCGCTTTTTGCTTCGCTTAAAACCCACAAGTCCGCCTCTACTTTCTCAACAGAACCTATATATGTGTCCGGATTGTCCAATATATGTTGCTTATCGGTCTTTTGCTGATATTTGCTCGAAAGCTCTTCATCCGTCTTATTCATATTCGATTTAGTATTAGTATTAGTATTATTCTTTAAAGAAGTATTGCTCATTCTATTTATTCTATTATACATTTTAATATTGTGTTTATATATTTTTCAATTTTTATTCTTTTATTTTTGTATTTTTCTATTATTTATATTTTGTTCACTTTATAAAAATAACTTTATAAAGTAGAATATCAAGAATGACAGGACGGAGACAATTTACCCCTGGAAGAAAGGGAAACTTAAGCAAATTATTACGTAAATTATATTATTGTCAGACTAAAATAATTCAGCCTGAACCTGAGCCAGAACCTAGTCCTGATCCTGGTCCTGATCCTGGTCCTGGTCCTGAACCTGGTCCTGGTCCTGAACCAATAGTACCGTTTTTTGGTAACGGTTTCACATATACATATTCCGAAAATATGTATACAATTGTATTCAATAACAATGGAAATATTACGTTTATCAATGATTATATTATTGAATATTTAATTGTTGGCGGCGGTGGTGGCGGGGGGTCAGCTGGAACAAATGATGGTGGCGGTGGTGGTGCCGGTGGCGGTGGTGGGGGTGGAGAAGTTATAAATGATTTTGAAACCGTTGTAAATAATCAATTGATAAATATTGTTGTTGGAAATGGCGGGACAGGGGGCGTTTCAGATACAAGCAATGGACAAAATGGACAACAAACAGTAATTACATCTTCTTTATTTACAAGAACCGCAAACGGTGGTTTAGGGGGAGGACGGGGAATTAATGCGGATGGTGGAAATGGAGGAAATAGTGGTTCCGGTGGTTTAGGAGGAAATGGTTCACAAACACCCGATATTCCAGCTACAAATGGTACAAATGGCGGGGGCGGGGGGGGCGGCGGATATTTTCAACTTCGTGGTCAAAATGGTGCTGTAAATAATCAAGTGAGTTTGGTATTGTATGGAGCTGGTGGTGGTGGTGGTGCTGGTAATTCATTTAATATGCCTGTAGCTAGTGGGTCAGGTGGAAATATTTATGCCGGGAATGGTGGTAATAAAAGCAATGGGACATCCGCAACTAGTAATTATGGAGGCGGGGGTGGCGGTGGAGGTATGATCAATTTGTTTAATTATTCTGGTGGAAATGGTGGGTCAGGTTTAGTCATTATTTATTTACTTGTTCTTTCCAATACTTATCGTAATACTAGACTAAATTCAACACTAAATTCTACACTAAATTCTAGACTAAATTCTTTGTCTATTGAAGACCCGTTTTTCAACTCCTGTAATGTTTATGAAAATTGCGAATGTATTCAGGAAAAGGTCAATCAAATTAAAACAGGTTATAATGATCCTACACAGCCACAGAGTTACCGAGTTTCTCAATTGTCGAGACAACGTTTAGGAGGACGAACCACATTTGGAAACGTGGGGGTAGGTTTAGGAATAGGTCTGAATGCTAGAACATTTAATACATATTTAGGCGGAATTGAAGGGCAGCCAGGAGGAAGTCCTAGACCATTAAGAAATAAATTTTAGCCTTTTTCCTTGTTTAATATTGTTTATCGCGTTTCTAATCAAATGTATTCTTTATTATATATAATTTAAAAACACCAATAAAATATAATATTTTCTTAATATATTTTATAATGGCCTTTAATTCAATCATTGGTTCTCGCGCTGAAGTGTGGCACGGCAGTGCCAAAAAAACATCTGGCGGTCTTACAAAGTCTCATCTAATGAAGAACAAATCGGGACGCATTGTCTCTAGAAAGAAGCACTTTTCCGCCAAAAAGGATAACCGTCTTGTTAAGGCGGGGTTTAAAACTAGAAAGGGGCATTTTGGTTTTATTAAGACTGGCTCTAAGAAACGTGGTCATGGAAAGAAAATGAGAGGCGGTATGCCCCCTAATATTTCATCTGCTATGGATTTATCAGAAGATTCGGGTTCTAATGGTCTTATGCACGGTGGCGCTCCTTATGGCAGCGGCTTTGAGCCTGAACTACTAGCTGATCCGGCTCGTGTTGGCCCTGCTTCTCCTGCTGCTCCTGCTCAAGGTGGTGGCAGAAGACGTAGACATAAGATGAGAGGCGGAACTACTAAACCGTTTGCGGATGTTTCAATGAATTCCCCATTGAACCGTGCTTTAAATGCTCCTTAAATTTTATTGGTTATTCCACTCTGAACTAACAAATTTCTCATATTTTATATAATCATTTAGTTCATGGCAAACAAATTTCTCAAAGAACTGCTTGCTAACAATTGGCATCACGCGTTTATCTTTGTCTACTAATTGTTTCGCCTGACAAAACGACTTGTAACCTTTATACAATTCGTCAAATGATATTAAGTCATTCTTCTTCTTGATATTATTTACATTCCCCTTATATGTCTCTAAAAACTTTAAAACATCGTCGTGTTTGGACCATAAATTACACGATATATTTGTGATATATTTGTTGTCAATGACCTCCACATTCGGCGAAAAATAATGGGTTATCATTTTTATTATATCCTTGTCTGAAATGGATACACTTTTGTAATCCGAAATCTTGTATAATGTGGCGATTTCGTCGATTTCATATTCGTCGTCTATTATAGAAACACTTTCATTTAAATTCAAATTTAAAATTGTAATATGCTTTGACCAAAAGGTTAAGAAACTGCTTACCGAGGGCAAGAATTTACTAGTCACATTTAGGAACACCGGGTCTTTATTCGCAATATCCTCATCACTGTTCTCAGTATATGGCAACTTGGTTTTAAGAATGTCTTTCAAATTGTTAGTATACAGCATGTTTGGAATATTAATACTGGACAAATAAAGCTTCCATATGTAATGCATGTTCTTCCATGATAATTTATTGGTTATTTGATTGGTTATTTGATTGGTTTCATTTGCTTGCGTTTGAGTTTGTATTTGCTTTACACTTATACACTGTTTTATGAAATTATCCACTATCTTGTCTGTCGTATTCTGACAAAAAAACTGCGAATAATTTTTTACTTGTTCGTCAGCCTTGATTAAGAGATAATTATCGGAATTTGTATACCTCTCGGAATAATGCGCAGCAATACAAAGCAAATCGATGCCTATTTTATTCAAAGCATCCTTGATTAAATCATGCGATATTGTGTTCTCGTTGGTCTTAATCAGTCTGTAATTGGTTATATTGTGACTGTCGTGATACTTGGAAATGAAATTATTCATGATTGAGTTGCCGGTCGTAACATATGCGATTGAATCAATGAGTAGCACAAGTTTCTTGATATTCGCATTTATGAAATACATTGATTGACTGGTATTTGTATTCTTTTTTAGAACACAATCGCCAATAACTGTGAGAAAATACTTGGCTTCTGTTCGGGTTTCAAAGATGGTCTCTAAAAAGCCTAATACGTTTTGGATTGTATACGTCTCAGGAACTGATTTGAATAGTGAGCGTTCCTTTATTTGCTTGATTATCGTCTGCTTTGTTTTGTGTTTCCATGCCATCAGTTTGCCTTCGTCGGTAATTGTTGACAGCAAGTGGTGATGTATATCATCGTCCTTTATGATGCTATATGTCTTACCATCATATACATAATAGATGTTATTATACGGCATGTAGAAATACTGGTGTTTGCTCAAATAGACTTTGAAGAAATTGTCTTGCTCCATTGTTAGTTCATTCATTCTTGAGACACGTTCTTCGTATTTTTTGTTCTCAGTATCTAACAAATTCGGCAAATTGGTTATAAATGTTTGTAGACGGTTTAACATGTAAGGACTATCTTTGTATTTATTGTATAGGTCAGTTAGGTCTACCATTGGACTAAATGCTTGCTCTTGCTCTTGCTCTTGTTCTTGTTCTAATATTGTTGCCATTTGTTCTATAATTATTATATTGTATTTTTGTGTTTAAATTGTTTCTATAGTATTTATATGAAAACTTATAAGACACACAAATCTAAGGGCAAAAGACCTATAACACTCCGTTATTTGCCTAAACGTTTATCTAGGAAAGACAAAAAGACCCAGTTACAAATGATACAAAAATCCAGGCGTATGTATAAAAAAGGCGTCTATTATACAAGAAAGCCAGTAAAATCATTTACAACAAAGACGTCTAAACATATTTTGGCTGCTAGAAAAATGTATCATATGGAAAACATTGGCGCAAATGAAGAACTTGCTGCTAAGTCCGGATGTTCATTGGCGGCACTTAAGAAAATTGTGTCTAAAGGCGAAGGCGCTTATTTTTCGTCGGGGTCTAGACCGAACCAAACTGGGCAATCATGGGGGAATGCTCGTTTAGCAAGTGCTCTAACTGCTGGCAAAGCAGGCGCCGTCGATTATAATATATTACATGATGGCTGTATTAAAGGATCCAAAGGTTACAAAATGGCTGAATTGGCTAAACGTAGATACGGACATGGGCAACACAAAGTACCAAAAGCTGCTATTTAATAAACTTAATAAAAATTATAATAACATTTTTAGAAATTATAAAGTTTTACAAAATATATTAATTCTAACGCATAACTATTTAAAGATTTGCGTTCAAATTTACTTATATTATAGAAATAATGGCTACCTTTACTAATAAAAATACCGTCTCTAACGAGGGCAATGTTTTGACAATTAAAACAGTCCAAATCGCACCCTTTCGCACTTTAATGACTGCCCTAAAGGACATTCTTTTGGAAACCAATATTTCGTTTCAACCCGACGGAATTCGTATTATTAATATGGACAAGTCGCATACTATTTTAGCCCATTTGTATTTAGCGGCGCAGAATTTCGAATCCTATGAGTGTAAAAAGGAGAAGATTATTATCGGCGTCAATATGTTTCACCTTTTCAAGCTGATTAACTCCATTGACAACGACGATACGCTCACAATTTACATTGAAAATGCGGACTATTACGATGGCATTGTGTCACATTTGGCACTAAAGTTCGAAAACGGCGATATTAAGCAATGTAAGACACAGAAACTCAAGCTGATTGAACCTGAGCCTGAGGAGCTCGAGTATCCTGATGTGAAGTTTTCGTCGGTTATTAATTTGCCGTCGGCTGACTTTCAGAAGATTATTCGAGATTTGTCATGTATTTCGGATAAACTGGAAATCAAATCGGTTGGCAATGAGCTGATTTTCAAGTGCCAGGGGCAATTTGCGTCGGCTGAAATTCATCGGGCTGAGGCGGATGGGTCAATGGGCTTCATTTTGAAGCAGGATTCGTCTAAAATTATTCAGGGCGAGTTTTCTCTTAAGAACCTTGGCTACTTTATTAAGTGTACCAACTTGTGCTCCCAAATTGAACTGTATTTGGAGAATGATTTGCCGCTAGTTGTGAAGTATGATGTGGCTAGTTTGGGATCCATTCGATTGTGCTTGTCATCTCTGCCTTCGGTTTAAGGCCTTCGGTCTAATCCCTCTGTGTAGCCTTCTGTCTAATCCTTCTTCATTAATAAAAAAATATATAGTTAAAATGTCCTATTTTATATTCTAACTATATTCTAACTATATTCTATGTCATATTATAACAGTTATACTAATTATTTAGGGGCACAACGGTGTTGTAATAATAATTCGGCGGGGGCACAGGGAGCCCAAGGTGCTCAGGGTCTAGGCGGACCGATTGGTCCGAAAGGTATGACAGGGCCACAGGGCGCCCAAGGCGCTCAGGGCGCTCAAGGTTTTACAGGCGCACAAGGAGCCACAGGAGCGCAAGGTGAAACAGGTTTATCGTCAGGATTATTGTTGTATATGAATTATTCAGAATCAACTAGTATTGACATATTTAATACTTCGACGAATCCGGCATTACCTGGAGATGTTAATCCACCCGCAACAGAGCCTTTAGACCCAATTTCGCAAACATTTTCTCCTGACCCTTTGCCGCCCATTTTTATTCGACATTTGTCTACAACACCTACAATGGCGCCTCAGTCATCCGTTGAGCAATTATTTTCTGTAGCAGGGGAAGAGGATTGGTCTACACAATTTGCGATTCCAATTTCCGAATTAAATAATCCTACATTTATTCCTCCTGGTATGTGGGATATGAATTTGTATTGTAATCGGGATGCTGGGACAGATGTAATGTATCAGTTCAGAATATATGGTTACAACTCAGTTGGTCCAGTTTTAGACGAATTGGTGCCTGGCGGGTCGGGATATGATGGTATTCCAGTTACTGCTCCTACTGTTAGTTACCAAACATTGTCCATGTTTGTTCCTAGTACAGACATAACAGGATATACGGATATTGTTGTAATTGTTACAGGAAAGAGTATGACAGGAGGAGTTACACAAATCGCAAGAACTTTCTATGAGTCTCCTATTACTTATTCTCATATTTATACAACATTTACTGCTCAGACTGGTGTTACAGGGGCGACAGGTGCTCAAGGTCTCCAAGGAGTAACAGGTGCTACAGGTGCTACAGGTGCCCAAGGTGCCGTAGGTATAACAGGAGCTACAGGTGCCCAAGGTGCCGTAGGTATAACAGGAGCTACAGGAGCTACAGGTTCCCAAGGTGCCGTAGGTATAACAGGAGCTACAGGTTCCCAAGGTGCCGTAGGTATAACAGGAGCTACGGGTGCCCAAGGTCTCCAAGGAGTAACAGGCGCTACAGGAGCCCAAGGTCTCCAAGGAGTAACAGGCGCTACAGGAGCCCAAGGTCTCCAAGGAGTAACAGGTGCTACAGGTGCACAAGGTCTCCAAGGAGAAACAGGTTCTACTGGTGCACAAGGTCTCCAAGGAGAAACAGGTGCTACAGGAGCACAAGGTCTCCAAGGAGAAACAGGTTCTACTGGTGCACAAGGTCTCCAAGGAGAAACAGGTGCTACAGGAGCCACAGGTTCTACAGGTTCTACAGGTTCTACAGGTGCTACAGGTGCTACAGGTCTCCAAGGAGAAACAGGTTCCCAAGGTCTCCAAGGAGAAACAGGTGCCACTGGTTCTACAGGTGCTCAAGGTCTCCAAGGAGAAACAGGTGCTACAGGTGCTACAGGTGCTACAGGTGCTACGGGTGCCACAGGTCCCGTAGGGATAACAGGTGCTACAGGTGCTCAAGGACTCCAAGGAGTAACAGGTCTCCAAGGAGTAACAGGAGTAACAGGTGCCACAGGTGCCACTGGTGCGACAGGTCTCCAAGGAGAAACAGGAGCCACGGGTGCGACGGGAGCTGTAGGTCCCGCAGGTGCCGGTGGAGCTACTGGATATTACGGGTCGTTCTATGATACAACAATCCAAGGACCATACACTTTGGGGACAGCATATCCAATTACAATCAATTCAACAGACCCAACTGCTACAAATAGCATTTATATCGGTAGTCCAACATCTCGAATTTATAATACGTATACAGGAATATATAATATCCAGTTTTCAGCTCAGTTTTCTACAACTAGTAATAGTGTAGATTTAGTAAACATATGGATAAAAATAAATGGAACTAATGTGTCTTATACAGATGGACAAATAAGTATTGCTAGTAAAACAGGCGGTTCAATATCATCATGGAATTATCTACTCGCATTGAATGCTGGCGACTATATTGAATTTTATCTTAAATGTCCAACATCATCCAATGTGTCATTGACAACATATCCGGCAGGAGGTGTAGCACCAAATGATAATCCAACTTCGCCGTCAATTATAGTTACTTATATGCAAGCGGCATATAATGGTCCTACGGGTGCTACAGGCGCTACAGGCGATACAGGCGCTACGGGTGCCACGGGACCTCAAGGTCTCCAAGGAGCTACAGGTGCTACAGGTGCTACGGGTGCTACAGGTGCTACAAATCCAAACGCTACTGCTATTACTATTACAGATACAAATACAAATGCAACTTTCTATCCCACCTTTGTTGGAAGTACAGGAACACAAAATTTATTAGCAGATATTTCCACAACTCCATTTTCGATTAATCCTAATACAGGTGATATGAGATTTGTAACAAGTTTAAAACTGGACGCTACAAATAATAATGTTTCTATTGGTTTAAATGCTGGTTTAACAAGTCAAGGTATAAATGCTGTTGCTATTGGTAATGGAGCAGGTCAAGTGTCACAAGGAGCAAATGCGATTGCTATTGGCCAATCTGCCGGTCAAACAAATCAAGGAGCTAATACAATTGTAATTAACGCAACTGGTAGTGGCGTTACAGGGACTACATCAAACGCCACATATATAGCTCCAATTAGAAATCCAAATACAAGTTATAATAATTTTTTAAATTATGATACGACTACTAGAGAAGTAGTTTATAATTATTTTATGCTACCGGTCGGTAATATTAGTACTAGACCAAGTCCAGCAGTTACAGGAATGATGAGATATAATACTGAAACAGGATTTCCTGAATTTTATAATGGAACTAGTTGGATTTCTTACGCTATTTATCCATTAATTACTATAACAACACCATCTGCTGTAACAACTACAACCACATTTGCTCCTGGATTTTCATATTCATTTACATCAATTGGCACTTATACAATTCAAGTTACTAATGGATTTGCAAAAGGTTCATTAATATTAAATGGAGCTGGCGGTGGTGGTGGTAATACTGGTAATTCGACTGGTGGAACTGGCGGTAGAACAACTGGTATTACAACTTTATTTTCAACATCAACATATTATTTATTAGTTGGTCAAGGTGGTAGTTATCAAGGTCCTAGCACGGGGCCTGGTGCTACTGTAATTGGTGGTGGAGGTCTTGCTGGAACAGCCGGTTTTGGAGGTCAAGGAGGTGGGTATAGTGGTTTATTTATAACAAGTATAAGTCAAGCAAATTCTATTATAATAGCAGGTGCTGGTGGTGGTGGTGCTTATGAAGCAGGCACGAATGGTGGTGTTGGCGGGGGGTCGTCAGGAACCGCTGGAGCAAATGGAGTAGATACAGGTGGTGGTGGTGGAAGTCAAGTGGCTGGAGGAACAGCAAGTAGTGCAGTTGGTTCAACAGCTGGTTCTCCTTTACAAGGAGGTAGTCCAAATGCTAGCGGTGATGGTGGTGGAGGAGGAGGTGGAGGTGGCGGATATTATGGTGGTGGCGGAGGTGCTGGAAGCAATCCCGGTTCGGCTGGTGGAGGCGGTTCCGGATATTTTAATACATCATTAGTAACGTCAGGAGTAACAACACAAGGAGCAGGGTCAGCTGGAGGAGGAGCCGGTTCTAATGGTACAAATGGTAATGCTACTTTAACATATTCACCATAATAATAAAATAAGAAACAAGTTTATATAATTTCTTTTCACGAAGTTATAAAAAATTAATAATATATCATATAATATTATTAATAACATACTATGTCATATTCTAGAAATTATAGCGAATATTTAGGCGCTCGTCGATGTTGTAATATTAGTTCAGCTGGTCCACAAGGTCCGCAAGGTGTACCAGGTATGGCTGGTCCGATTGGTTTTCAAGGAGCCACTGGGCCATCAGGAGGTGCTCAAGGTGCTACGGGAGCACAAGGATTTACAGGTGCTACGGGTTCCGTAGGTATAACAGGTGCTACGGGTGCTCAAGGAGTAACAGGTGCTACGGGAGCACAAGGATTTACAGGTGCTACGGGAGCACAAGGATTTACAGGTGCTACTGGCGCTACGGGTGCTACAGGTCTCCAAGGAGTAACAGGATCTACGGGTGCCACAGGTCTCCAAGGAGTAACAGGTGCTACTGGAGGCACTCCATGGTTCTCAACAAATTATATTGGTGTCACTGGACCAGGATATACTGGAACAGGCTACACAGGAGACGCAATGGTTTTTGGTAACTTATTAGTGACCGGTGGAATAGACACAACTTATTTAGCATTAACACCGCAAGGATCAGACCCATTGCCAGCTGGACTAGATGGCATGTGGATAGAAACCGGCGGTTCATTAAGAGTTCAAAAAATGAGAATGGATGATTTTTCCGGTACAACAGCAGGATATATAGATATAAATCCAATAACAAATCCACAAATTACATTATCTGATGGTATTACACCCACAGAAATAAATGTTGTTACACTAAATAATAATGCGATACTTCTAAATGACTTTTCGGGCACAGGAACTACTACATCATTTACTACAACTAATTTATCACAGACAACAACGGGTCCTACAACAATCTCAGCTACATGGGCGGATATTATTAGTGGCGCTGCTTCCTTAAATACATTACAAAAAGTATTGGATGCCGGTTCCACTGCTATTGACGATAGTATCACTCTAACCAGTTCCTCTGTAAATAGTAGTATTATTTTATCTCCTACGGCAATAGAACTTACCGAAACTGGTGGTTCTACTCTCTTTCGTAACGACCAATCAACAACCAATATTGCCGTCAAAACAATTAATGGAATAACAGGTGATTATACCGAAACCCAGATGAACGCTAATACTGGGTTAAGCGTTGAGTTCTTCAACGGAACCCTCGGAGCAGTTCAAACCTCCAGTGTCTTGGATACAGACAGTCTTACGATGTCTAATACACTCGCAGGTTTGTTTGATAGTGAAATCCTTATTGAGAACCCTTCTACTTTTTCGGAGGTTCGGACGACTTTTGATGACCTCGGTATTCCCACTTCTGCTACAGGGTTTCTCAAATCCCAGTCCAATCAGAGCGAATATTCTACGAGTGTAGTTGATAGTGCGAACAATGTGTCAGGGTCAAAGACCCTAATAACAATTGGAGGTGCTATATTGGATACAGATACGGCAATCAACAGTGCGACTGGTGAAACTGCTGTAAGCAATAGAACGACAGGTTGGTCGCTCGGTGCTAATACAGGACAAACATTTAATACAGGAACTGGAACTACGACTGCTTACTCTACGGGTGCTGGATCTACTATCGCCCAGACAGAAGTATCGTTTATAACTGCGACCCAGGATATTTCAAGCACGACGTCCGCCCAATTGGGACAGGCAACTATCTCATGTGAAGCAAAAAACCTTGCTACTACCGAGTTCTGTTCTCGTCAAGATGCTACACTTACGACTGCGACGGTGTCTAATTATACCTATAATAGCGACGATACACCATCTCCGTTGAAGGTGTCTAATCTGTCCTATCAAATCAACGCAACCAACGCTCTTGGTGGATATACTTACAACGATAATACTCCAGGTTCTACTACTACTAATTCGGTTGGAACAACCACTACTATTTCTACTGCTTTTACCAGTATTACATCTTCCAGTCTTTCGGGGGCGAGCAGTCATTCTCTTAAATTGGAAACCCCTGTATCAGGCGACGCAATAATACAACATACCGTCACCGCTGGTGCGAGTAGAAATCTCGGCATTTCTACAACAGGAAACCTTACGATGACCGCTGATAACTTTGATCTTTCTGCTACAAGAATGATAATGCCTTCTCTTGCTTCAACCGATTATTTGGACTACAATACAGGCAAACTATCTATCGTTAATAGTAGTGTTGGTGGAACTGCTAATCCTTTACTCGTCTTACAAAACAATAATAATACTGCTGGTTCTGTTGCTATTGAAACCTATAAGAATAAGGTGAATGGAGCACAAAACGATACAATTGCGAATTGGTCTATGTATGCGAAAGATTATACTGGTGCTAAAACAGAGTTCGCAAGGATTAACTCTACTATTACTAACTCGTCTGCGATTAGTGGTAATGACGGCGCATTAAATATTTGGGCTGCTGTTAATGGAACAATTAGTAATGTATTTACATTTAATGGTGCGGATAATGAAAACAACTCATTTAGACCTTTGGATTTGACTGGTAATGCTTTGAAAACGAGTAGTGGTAATTTGACTATTGATGCTACTGCTTCAACTGGGACAGGAACGATTACTCTTGCTCCAAAAGGTTCTGCCTCTGTTATTATACCTTCTTCTGCTGACGCTAATGATTTTATTAGATTTACTCCCTCCGTAATTTCAAATACTAATCAACTATTAATGAGTGTGAATGATGCTGGAACTGGGTTTAATTCTACTATTAATATGATTAATGCTGTTAATAGTCCTCTTATTGAATTGAAAGCAGATTTTAGTAGTGGTGGTGCTATTAATAAAACTATACAAGTAGTCGCTGACGGAACTACAAATTATAATAAAATAACTGCTTATGACGGACAGAGTAATAATCCTTTTCAAATTGATACAAGTGGTTATACAAATGGTTCTATTGAGTTGAAAGTTCAAGATACTACTGGTGATATAATTTTAACTGGAACAAACTTACAGAGTGGAAGTGCTAATAGTCCAAACGGATACTTACGAATTAAAATAAACGGAGCTTATTACAAGATTGCTTTATTAGATGATTAAAATATTACTGAATATATGTTAACTAGCGAAGGACTAGAGGTTTCGTTTTTAGAAGAAATATTGGGTAAAAACAGCGATGAAATGGTCACAAAAGTATAGTTGTCTTTTCTTTTATTGGTATATTAAAAATAACATATAAATATATAATTTTTAATAAATAATAAATAATATATTCGTATATTAAAATAATAATATGGCATTTACACGATTTCATGATGACCCCGCAAGAGTAGCGAAACAATTACAACAACAGACTGATCAGGGACGCTGGGCAATTGATGTGCCCGGCAATGGCGACAAACCCTGCTTCCAATTGGACCCGCAAATTATCCCGCAAAAATGGGGCGGCAATTTGTGGACCAAATCGGTTGACATTCAAAGTTCACTTTTAGGAATAGATAGACCCTTAACCAGGGATTGTATGAAGGCCAAATACAAGCAATTTGTTCCCGGTGCGAGTCGAATTGTGTATCCTGAATGCGATAGTCTGACAACTGACCAATCTAGAGTGACTGCGCCCGCGTGGATGTATCGCGATTTACCTCAAGACCACTCTTATATTTTGCCCGAGAACCCTCAAGTTCATACTGAAATGAAATTTAGTAATTATGTGAATACGCGCATTTTCGAAAAGGACAATTTTAGGAGAGACGTTGTGTGTCCTGCTAATAATAGCCAAGATTATACAAAGCCTATTATAAACGATAGTAATAGAAAAGAGGGCTTCAAAAACTCGAATATTGATTATGCTAGGCAGCAATTTGACCAACAGACTGGCACTTCTAGAAGACATGTTAAATAAAGACTTTTTTTAAACGCAGTAAAAAACGCAGTAAAAGTAAAAAACTTTCATTAAAATATTAAAACGAAGTATAAAAACTTAGAAAAACGAAGTAAAAAGTAAAAAGTAAAAAGAAAAGTATATATTATATATAGTATATAATATATAATGGAATTAGCTATACCACTTATCGCATTAGGAGGAATGTATATTGCTTCAAAACAGACAAAAAATAATAATAATGGTTTTACTAATAAAAAGGCAAACGGAGTAAAGGAAAACTTTGAATCAATGGGTGCCAAGGTGAACTACTTGCCGAATACCAATGTGCCGCCCACAAATTACCCAGTAATTAATAATAAGGAGCTTGTTGACAATGTTCAGGAATATGTAAATCCTAATTTGGCCAGTGACAAGTATTTCAATCAGAACGCATATGAGCAGCGCCAGCGTGCCGGTGGCAAGGTTTCGGATACGATTCAGCAAGTCTACTCTTTATCCGGCAACTACATGGACTCACAGGAATTTAAGCATAACAACATGGTGCCATTTAACGGCGGCAAACCAAAGGGACAGCTTTACAACAATAACAACGCCGAAAACATTTTGGACAATTACATTGGCGCCGGTTCTCAGACAATTAAGAAGATTGAGCAGGCGCCATTATTCAAGCCTCAGGACAATGTCCAATGGACACATGGCGCTCCAAATATGAGCGAATTCATGCAATCCCGTGTCAATCCAGCACTAAAGAATAATATGGTCAAGCCATTTGAATCCATTCACGTCGGACCCGGTTTAGGAAAAGGATTCTCGTCCGAAGGCAGCGGCGGCTTCAACTCGGGTATGGAAGACCGTGATGCCTGGCTCGACAAGACTGTTGACCAGCTGCGTGTCTCGACCAATCCCAAGTTGGAATATAGTTTAGACAATTTACAAGGACCCGCCCAATCCACTATTAAGAATGTTGGATTACAAGGGAAGGTTGAGAAATACAGACCCGATGGGTTCTTTGTCAATTCGCAAGATCGCTGGCTAACCACTACTGGCGCCGAAAAGGCCACGCGTATGGTCGCGAGTGAAGTATTCCATACTTCGAATAGAAATGAGACGACCAAGCAAGTCACTGGAACGCCCAACTCGACCATAAAGACGGCCGGATATGCGCCGACAAACCACGAGGATTCCAAGCGTATTCAATGGGAAGGCTATGATGTGTCACATTCGACTGCTACGGGTCGCGGGCCTCACACCGATGGTGATGTAAACAAGCAAAGTCATACTAATTATTCGAATAACAGAAGCACAAATATACAGGCGAGAACTTATGGTTCCGGTTTCTCGGGTGCTATTGGTGCCGCAATTGCGCCGATTATGGATATGTTGAAGCCGTCGAAGAAGGAAGAATATACTTGTAATATGCGTGTTTATGGCAACATGGGAGGCGAGGTTCCTGGCAACTATGTCCATACTAGTGGCGACATGCCAAGCACTACTATTAAGGAGACAACACTTTACCAACCCAACGGCTACATCGGCAACCAAATTTCGGGTGCTTACGAAGTGACTGACCAACAGTGTATTGCCAACCAGCGTGATACAACCAGCGAGTTTTGCCAGTTCAATCCGGTTGGCGACAGATCGGGACAACGATTATATGATGCGGATTACAGACAGACCAACAATGAAGCGAAAGAGAAGCTGGTTGCTAGCAGAATAAATCAAGGCAATGCCAAAAATTTCAATTCATCAATTAACATGTCGATGTCCAAATTGGATACCGACCGTGATAACAATCGCATGTGGACGCCGAGTGCGAATATTGCGTTGGGACCGTCTGCTCAGACATATGGAAAGACAAATGCGCCGCAATACGTGAATGCTTATCAGGATTGTAACCGTATCGACCCTGGATTGCTGAGTGCCTTCAAGGAAAATCCCTATACACATAGTTTGTCGAGCGCTGTTTAAAAAAATATAACAATTACGTAATATTAAAATATAAAAACACCTTTTTAATATTAGTTAACTAACAAAAACATAATGATTCATATTCATCAGCCCATAAAAGATAAACTTGAATATTTTCACAACAATAAAAAAATACCCAATATTATTTTCAACGGTTCATCAGGTAGCGGCAAGAGTTCGATTGTAAATGAATTTATAACTCTTATTTATGACGGCAATAAGGAGAAAATACGCGACTTTGTAATGTATGTCAATTGCGCGCATGGCAAGGGTATCAAATTCATACGTGAGGAACTCAAATTCTTTGCCAAAACTCATATTAATTCGAATGGCGGCGATGTTTTCAAAAGTATTGTCTTGTTAAATGGTGATAAACTAACAATGGATGCGCAATCAGCTTTGCGCCGCTGTATCGAATTATTCAGTCATAATACACGTTTTTTCATTATTGTGGAAGACAAGTATAAAATGTTGAAGCCGATTTTGTCGCGATTTTGCGAGATTTATATACCAGAGCCGGAATATAATGGCAAGGTGATTAATTTGTATAAATACAATTTGGAGCAGACGTTTAAAATGGGCGACTTAAATGTGAAGCGCGTTGACTGGTTAAAGGCTGAATTGGAGAAGACGTTTGTTGCCGGTAAAAAGAATGCGGAAATTAGTATTAGTGAGCAGACGCTGTTGAATTTTGTTACCAAATTGTATGAGAAGGCATATAATGCGCTGGATATAATACAGATGCTAGAGGATGGCCGGTTACAACTGGCGGACGATAGTAAGCAATATGATTTACTAATTGCCTTTAACAAGGTCAGAAAGGAGTTTCGAAATGAGAAACTGCTTATGCTATTTGTGCTGAATTTTATTTACTTGGACGGCAAAATGTCCTTGGAGAATATTTCATTTATGTAACAAATAAATATAGTTTGATAATTATATTTATTTTTATTTTTATAAGATTTATGGTTTTAATTAATGGTTAAGAGCGAACCGCGTATTTATCGATGGCCACCGCCTTGGTCACGTTTTTAACGATTTTGTCCATATTTTCCTGCTGTTCTTCTACTGTTGTGCCGGACATGGCGTTCATTACGATTTTCAAATATTTGTCATTGTTTTTCGACCGGGGGTCTGTGCAATTCGGATTCTCTTTTATCCATTCATTGATTTGCCTTATGTTTTTATTTGCGATTTTCTTTATTGCGTCTCTTAACAGGGCTTTGTCTTCGCCTTCCTTTATCCATTCATCATTGTGCTTAATATATAGGGTTTCACGCTTCACATCGCTACAGTGGATGGGTCGCAAAAATGTGGCCAAATTATTCAGGTTTTTGACGCAAATTTTGGACACACCATCGGCATACCCTACGTGCGCAAAATTCTCCAAATCGGATAATTGCATCTTAATGGTGTCTACAAACTCGTTCATATTTAAGGCGTCCTTACACTTCTCGTTTAGAAACAGTTGTAGGTTGAAGTTGTTTGTATTGGTATTGTTACAATTGGTATTGTTAATGGTGTTTGTATTGAATGACTTGGCCATCTCCATCATCTGCTTGTGTTGCTCCATCATAAACATTTGAAACTCTTGGTTTTGTTTTAGAACATCTAACAACATTTGCGGATCCATACTGTAGACCGCCTTTTTACTCTTGGCATCATCATCGTCTGATTCATAGAGTTCATCTTCTTTATCGATGGTCTTATTGGGTTCCTTAATACATTTCTTTTTGTGTCTCCAAAGTGTAGTTCTACTATTATAAACCTTTCCACATTCACATATATTGCTTGGTATTATCTTCTCATTTTTCTCGTTTTGTGTTTCATTTGTTTCATTTTGTGCCATTTTCAGATGCTTGGTAGACAACAAATGTCTGTCATATGAAAATTTTACAGAGCATTTATAGTCACAGAATTTACAGAAAAATATTTTCTCCTTTTTCTCAAAACTTTCTCCTAAATGGGGTTCAATTTGTTTCATATTGTATAGTTAGATAATAATTTTGAGAAAATACCGAAAATTTATCGTCTCAAATTTTTCAAACAAAAAAAACAATTGTGATGATATTGGTCACAACTCAAAAAAACAGTGTTTTTTGAAACTTTTCTCGGGTTCCAAATTCTGGACATTTTTAAAATGTCCAAATTTCATTTCCCTTTTTACTTTTTGGGATTTTTTTTCACTTTTCAAAATATAAAAATACTGTATGTTTATATTTTGATTTTTAAGATGAGAATCAAGTAGAATATAATTATTGACTTATATATTTCCAAACGATTTAGCTGTTAATTCCAATATTTGTTGTTGTTGTAATAATAATAACTTCTGATATTCTTGATTTTGTTTCAAAATTTCTAATACCAATGATTGTTCATCAAGTTTCTTAGTTACGTTAATACATTTTTTTTTGTGTCTCCAAAGACCTGCTCTATCGTTAAAAATTTTATCGCAATTTGGACAACAATATTTGCTTAACGTTGCCGATTGTTTGTTATTATCTGATGTTTTTATATTGTAAGTTGTTAATTTTTGATGTTTATCACTAGATAAATGAGTTGTCATATTATTTTTTCTGTTAGTTTCATAGTCACATTTTTCGCAATAGTATTTATCGCTTAATATTTTCTGAATATTCGGAGTGTTAAGTTTGGGTTGAACACATTTTTTTTTATGAGCACAAAGACTAGATAAATGTTTATATTTATTTCCACATGTGCACGAAAATGTTTTAGGTGAATTTATTGGATAATTATTATTTGTTAAAGCCTTTTGTTTCAATGTTAAATAATGTCTATTTAAGTCTCCTTTTTTATTGCAGTTAAAGTTACATATTTTACAATAAAATTTGCTATCACAATCAGTTTCAAAGGAATTAGTAATATTTTCAGAAACACTAATATTCTGTGTAACCTTTTCCTTTTTTGCCTTATTTTTACTTTTACCCTTACCGCACGGCTCCACACTGTTTAGGTTCGCATTCAACAAAGTAAAATACTCCTGTTCAATTTGTTTTGCTTCATTAAGTCCACTGCAACTAAAGAAATGTATTATTTCCATTTTCCAATTACTCCAGCCACCATTGCTGCGAATGGTCTCATATAATTTACATTTGTAATTTGGTGACTTAATATTTATACAGTTCTGTTTATGTGAATGTTTCCGTTGAACAAAATTAATAGTATGACCAACATAAATATCCTTTATATTAGGGTCCTTACAAGTAATTTTGTAAATAATTGTATTTGAATAATCGTCTTTTTTACATATATCTGTAGCCATTTACAATAATAAATATAATATAATTATACATAATATGTTTATTATATTTTAGTTTATATAATCTAAAATATAATTATCAACTTATATATTTCCAACCGATTTAGCTGTTAGTTTGTCATATTCTTCACGAGTAATTACAACAAATTCTTCATTGTTTACCAACTTTGGAACCATGTGTATCGTTCCTGGTTCAATCATTGGGTCCGGTTTGATTTTCTTATACAAATAATAAACTCCATGGGCAGATTGACATACAACCCAAGTGCTACACTTAACAAATATATTTAAGGATATACTCGCAACTAAATCAACTAAATAATAAAATACCATTTGTTAGTTTACTTTATATAATCTAACAAATTTAATAACAAACTAATAAAAAACAATAAAAATAAAAATAAGTTTAAAAAATCAAAAAAAAACATTCGTTATAATCATAAAACATGGATGATTTCAATGTTAGTTCATTACACGAATCAAAGAACGAATGGGGAGCCCGTTTGCTAACCATTTTGACGCCGTTAATTATCGAAGGATTTAAGTCAATATTCGATGAATCTGTCTCACTGTGTAAGGCAAACGGCGAAATGGAGAAGTATTTAATGACGTTTCAGAATCTTATTACCCGTATTCCCAAATGGAACGCATCCATTATCGAAACCGAACGAAAACGAATTATTGAGAAGAGTTGTTGCAATTATTTAGAAGAATTAGTAACATGTGTTCATATAATTCAATTGAAAATATTAACCGCGATGCGTGTAGGGCAAAAACAGAAGAAAATAGATATTAATATTCCCAAGTTGGACGACTTTGTTCACAAGGCTTACATCAATGTAGCGCGAAAGATTTACAAAAACGTCTATTTATTTGAAATCAGCGCGGTTCCTTTACAGGTTCAGAAGCACAACAGAGAGCTTGAGATAATTGTCCAAGAGTGTATCTTAAATGCGGTCAGAGAGAGTATCCCAATTGAAGGAATATTAAGAGCATATATGGATGAAACCGTTGAAGAAGATGTGGTCGAGGAAATTAAGGAACAAGTGGTTGAGAAAAGTGTGCCTGCGAATGCCCGGGGCGAGTCGGAATTTATTTCGGAAGTCAGGGCAAAAGATAAGGAAGACCAAATAAAAGAGAAACAGCAACAAAGTTTAGCCGACAATTTGTCGGCAGCAACAGAGAAGGCTGCAATCACAAGTATAGCATCCGCTTCACTTAAATTCAATGATGTTGATTCTGTAATGGATAACAATAACAAAGAGGAATTTGTTAGTGCGCCCAAGAGCTTAGACCGATTGGAAGAAATTAGCAAAATGAGAAACGAACAGCGAAAGATGGATGAAGATGATGACGACGATGTGCTTAAAATTTCAGACCAAGATGTCGAATTGGGTAGTTTAGACATTCACGTAATTGACAAACCGATTGTCAAATTGGATGATTCGTTTTTGTTGAATGATGTCGAAATATTGACCTAATAAAAGAAATAAAAGACAAAAAGAAAATGCGTTAATATACAAATAAGAAACTAAGAATATATTGTAAAATGGACAATATATTTTTAATAGCAGGAATTGTATCCGTCATTTTCTTTTTGGTTAAATTCTTGGAGATGCGGTATGTCGACAAAGAAAGCAAGCCATTGAAGCTCCTTATTCGTGACACACTGGTAGTATATGTTAGCGTAGTAGCCGGCAATTTCATATACGAGCAAGTGACGCCGGTAATAGAGGAAACCGTAAAGACGCCAAGCGCACCGATTGCCTTCACCGATGATGCGCCTTTCTAACCCTTTGAAGTGTAGCCCAATGTTTCGCGTATTAAATCAATTTGCTTTATCATGGGGTCTTCAGTCTTGGTGTCAATCCCCATTTTTAATAATCCTTTACAAATGATACCAAACCAATACATATTTAGAACAAATACGGCAAAACTGATTGCTATAACTATTTTGTCACACATAAAAAACCGATTGTATTTGCTAATATTTTCAAAAAATGCGGGATTTAGAATGATATGTTTAAGATACATATATATTCTTGTATAAAAGAACGATACAGCAAATAATATGTTATTTAATGGTTTAAAAAAGGCAGGCAAACTAACACATTTTATTACCGAAGGGTTTTTAATTAAGTTTCGAATACTGAGAAATATATTACTAATTTCAACTAAAATGATGACCATTAATTCGTTTTTAATGGTATCGCCATTTCCATTCTCATTGTTTTGGCATAAAAAGAACCACGATATGACAAATATGAATAAAGTGTGGTGAATTGTTTGTTCGAGTTTTTCAACAAAAAACAAATGAACTAATAAATATGTTAGGATAATACCTGAAATATAGTTAATCCATAGTACATTTCTGTCCGATACATGAAACTGATACAAACAGAAACAAGCACATATTGCGACAATTAGTGTTGCTATGTGTTCACAAGTGTCCTTGTTTATTATGTCCTTGTTTATTATTTCTTTAAAAAAACTAGTCATTTATAATTAGTCAATTATAAATTACTATCATATAAAACGTAATTCTTCTATTTTATTTCAATAATTTGGTCTTTACTGCTTCTATCTCCATCAAAAATGGATCTTTAGGATCCGGGTTATATTCGGTAATGTCGCGACCACAAGCCTTTGTTATAAATCTCTTAATTAAAAATTTACTCCAATACAAATTAATGATTGACAATACAGAAGCAGAAGCAAGCAATATCTTGCCTGTCATATAAAAATCAAAGGTGCTATTCACATCGGTATAACATTGAGGATTTAAAACAACATTTTTATTAAACAAGTATATTCTTGTATACATAAATGTTATAAAAAATAACAATTCATTGATGGGTTGGAACTGTTTTATAATTTTAACAGAGGTTGTATTAGAATCAGGATTTTGTTTCAAATAGGTTCTGAATAGAGACCTAAAACTATAAAATATGGAGCTGATTTCAACTACGAGACAATAATATATATATTTCATTATTTCAGTTGCTTTTGTGCTCCAAAATGCGGCAATCGCACATAATACAAATTGCGCAATATGATGTATCCAAAAATCAATAGTCGCACCGCTATATAAGTCGAATAATGAATAAAATATACATATAACACTGGAAATTTTTATATAAAAATCATTATCGTATTTATTATAATAATAAATTGCGAAACATACAAACAATGCTAATCCAAGAGAACATGTATCTTGTAAATATGGTTTAATATTATTAAATATGTCTTTTGATAACATTTCTATTTCAGTCATTTTATACCTAATAATATTTTTTATAGCAAATTTATACTCAATTATAAAATTTTTATCTACCTGTCCAAACTTTTACAAAAGTACCTCTAACAATACTCTTCTTACAATCGTCTAAATAATTGTCAAAATTATAGGCAAATGAATTATAGTGTGTCCGAATATCGCCATTCATCGAATTAATTTTATTCAAATGTTTATATTCGTTACTAAATAATAACCCTAAAATTCGCTCCAGCCCACATCTGTCAGTTCGACACGTAACCGCATTAACCAAATTATTTATGTTGTATTTTCTTTCTAAAGTACTTAGAAAACTATGACTTATAAATGCCTGTCCCCCAAAACACAAATTGAAATTGTCTTTACGCATCCCTAAAATATTGATTTCGTTGCCATTCAGTCGCTGTTTAATAAATAAATTGTTTTTTAGGTATGATGCGATGCGGAGTAAATTACCTAGATGTTCTTTGTCATATGGGTAATGCCATAGAGGCAAAACTGGCACCTTAATACTTTCAAATGGGATACGTTTATGAATAAATGTGCTATCGTGAATAATTACAGCACTGTCAAACCATTTGTTTCTTAAATAGTAAATATAAGGCAACAATTCGCCGCGACCAGGATATTCGGATTGTATAGTTTCTATATTCTTGTAATTAAAATCCGGTTTTACAAAACTGTAATTGCTGTTATCATCAATAACAATGATTTTTTTATGTGGATAGTATGTTCGAATTAGTTTTATATTGTGGTTCCAATATTTGTTAGTTTGTTCGGAATTAACATGTCTTGTAATGATAAATCCATATGTCATGATTATATTATATAATATTCAGATTATATTATACAATATTTATCCTTAATTGATATAAACTGGCAGATCATCAATATTGATGATGTCAGCATTCTTTCCTATAGAATTCTTGGATATAACAAATTTATTGAACTCAGGGCGCTCCAATTGTGCTGCCGGCGTGTGGTTGTGAACACAACGAGCAATCATTTTATATAATTTGAAATCCGGGTATCTTTCAGAACCGTTATTTTTATACAGCACATTTATGCCATTATCGTCGATACACCACTCGTTTATTAACTTGGCAATTGGTTCCAAAGTGTCTATATTTTTTACATCAGAAACGTCATCAATCACATAATCAAAAATAGAACAGGCTAAGCGACATAAATCGAAACTGAAATTGGGTTCTAGTCGCGGCTTCTTATCATTGAAATATGGTTCAATATTATATTGGGTTGCCGCGTCGCCGCCTGTTTGGAAACTGTCGCTACAAAATGTCTTGCCATTATACTTGTAAATCGCGCGGCCAAAATCGATGATTTTGAAGATTCTGCCAAAAGTAGGCACTTTATAATACTTCTTTTTGTAACAATAGTGGATGAATTTCTTATTTGTGCTAATATACATTACGTTGTTTGTATGAAGGTCGTTGTGTGTAAATGAAAACATCTTTTGATATGTGATTAGTGTCATAATAATCTGCATCAATGCCGAAAACCATTCGTCGTGTGATAAGTCGGATGTCATTATTAAGTTGTCAAATGTGTTTTCACAATGTTCCATACAAATTAGTTGAATAGGGAATTTGGGAAACGTGACCCACAGGGTTTCCTCGTCTAGATCCGTATAATCACTGCTATCGTCGGTGTCTTTATCAGAAACAATTGCGTCTTCTTCTACAATGCTGTTTTTATCATCGTCTTTTATGTCTTCAGTATCGTCTTCAGTATCATCGTCTTTTATGTCTTCAGTATCATCGTTTTCATTGTATTCAGCGTCATTTTCATCTGTGTGTGATGTTCTAGACGAGCAAGATGATCCTGACTTTAATGTTTCGGATTTTTTCGTATCAACGTTGAGCTCACTTGAATTCATAATATCAATCAACTCAACATTCATATTTTTTATATCGGACAATGTGACAAGATTAAGATCCGGCTCAGAAAATATATTTTCAAATATAGTGTCGTCAATTGATTTAGCAGATAATCCTGATTTGTGTGACATATTCATAATATTTAGCGGTTTTAATGGTTTGTCATTTAGTTCGTCGCTTGTAACCAAATGTGTATAATCTTCAATATTAAATAATACGTTTTGACTTTTAACAAAAAATTCAGACTGAACTAGGTATTCAATGTCATCAATAATATTAATTTTATAATTATTTTTAATAGCTAAAAAAGATCCGTAGAAATCTAGACCATGAATAAATTTGTGCGTGTTCAGCACTTGACTGGTGAGAAATGAGAAAAAACTATCAATATATGCGGTATTGTTGAAATCCGCAATTTTTGGGCACACTTTTACACTCTTATCAATTGAGGGCAAGTTGAATAGTGTAGGATCATTACAATTGTATTTGCCGACAATGTATTTAAATGGGTCTAGCAAAGGCGCCATTTTTATAAACACTGATTGACTGCTAACAATCTCACCACTGTCGTCGATTGTGTTTTTCAGTTTGCATGTGAATATGTTATCAGATGGTTCTTTGGTCTCTTTCAAATCCGACATATACCATAAGTGGTTAAGGTTTACACTATTGTAATTGTTATTGTTTAATGAGAAAAAACGGTCATATATAGGGACATAATTCTGAACTTCTGCTAAACTAATTTGCTTGCTAGTTTGTAGCTTGCTAAATAGATGCGCATTCTTCCTTTTTTGATAGTTAATACTAAAGGTACTTTTAGTGGTTGTAGTTGTTGCCATTAGCTAATTAAAATATAAATATTAGAAATATTTAACTCATTTTTTCCTAAACAAACTAACAAACTAACATTTTTAGTCGGATTGTTAGTTTTATTAGTTTGCGTTTCCCAAATTAAATCTTTTATCAGTGTATAAGTATAATGAATTTAGAACTAAAACGGTTTGATATGAAAAGTATTAGTTTCAAGCCCGATGAATCCAAGGGTCCTGTAGTTGTGTTAATTGGCCGCCGTGACACTGGTAAATCATTTTTGGTCAGAGACTTGTTATATTATCAACAAAGTATTCCAATTGGGACGGTCATTTCGGGCACAGAAGAGGGCAACGGGTTTTACGGTAAATTGGTGCCAAAATTGTTTATCCATAATGAATACAACACAGCAATTATCGAGAACATTTTGAAGCGCCAGCGCCAGGTTTTGAAACAGATTAAGAAGGAAATGGAGCAATTCAAAAGGAGCACAATTGACCCCCGAACTTTTGTGATTTTAGATGACTGCCTTTATGATAACACATGGTCACGCGATAAATTAATGAGGCTCCTGTTTATGAACGGGAGACACTGGAAGGTGATGTTAATCATCACAATGCAATATCCGTTGGGCATTCCGCCAACGCTAAGAACCAATATTGATTACGTTTTTATTTTGAGAGAGCCGTATATCGCAAATAGGAAGCGAATTTACGAGAATTATGCTGGTATGTTCCCTACATTGGAATCGTTTTGCCAAGTCATGGATCAATGTACTGAGAATTACGAATGCCTAGTGATAAATAACAACGCCAAATCCAATAAATTACAGGACCAAGTGTTTTGGTATAAGGCAGATGCTCATAATGACTTCAGATTAGGGTCTAAAGAGTTCTGGGAACTATCCAAATCTATCAATGATGAAGATGAGGAGGAGCAATATGACCCGAATAACGTCAAGAAACGTGGTCAAGGTCCCAAAATCGCGGTAAAAAAGACAAAGTGGTAAATCTTGGTTTATAATTCTTGCTTTAAAATTATATAAGCAAGATAAAACAACTTAAAGAGTATCCTATTATAAAGTATATAATAAGATGCAAGAACTTAACATAGTAGAACTCATAGAGAAAAACCCAATATCTAAGCTATCAAAAGTGTATAATAACAAATTAATAAATAAAATTAAGGAGAATTTTAGTGATTTTGAACAACAATTATTTGTAAGCAGTTTTTATTGCTACTTAAATTATGATAAAAATATAGATTTTGTAGTTGATTTAGATGATATATGGAAATGGTTAGGTTTTAAACAAAAAATAGATTCTAAAAGATTATTAGAAAAACATTTTAGGTTAGACGTTGATTACAAAACTTCTTTCTCTGATGGGAAAGCAGTTTTAAATAAAGAAAATCTTGCTTTGGGTGATACCAAAGCAAGTTCAAATGAAGAAAAATGGGGAGGACACAACAAACAAACCATATTATTAACCATAAAATGTTTCAAATCATTATGTTTGAAAGCGCAAACAAAAAAGGCAGGCGAAATTCATGAATATTATATGAAAATGGAAGAAGTTTTACATCAAACTGTGGAAGACGAAACTGATGAATTAAGACTCCAATTGGAGCAAAAAGAAAATATTATTTTGGAAATAAAACAAGAAAAAGAACAAATAATAAAAGCTTCAAAAAAGGAAAAACAAAAGGCGGTAGAACAAGCAATAATTGTCCATTTTCCATTAAATACCGAATGTATATACATTGGAACAATTGAAAACACAAATGACGCAAATGAGAAACTAATAAAGTTTGGTCACACGAATGACCTAGTAACTAGACTAAATGACCATCGCAAAAGTTACAATAATTTTGAATTAGTAGAGGCCTTTAGAGTTCAAAATAAAGTGGAAATAGAAAATCTTATAAAGATACATCCAAAAATTAAAAGGCAAATTCGCACTATACAACTAAATGGTAAAAACAAAACAGAAATAATTTCTTACGACGACACAAATTTTACTATTGACGTACTAACAAAACATATAAAGGATATTATTCATTCTAAGACTTACAGCATAGATAATTTTAATAGAATAATGAAACTCAATGAAGACTTGGAAAATAAAATTAGAAAATTGGAAGAACAAAATAAGTCTCAGGAAATGATTATTATTGAAAAAAATATTAAAATTAACAGATTGACTGAGTTATTACAAACAAATCAAAAAATAATTGACACTGTAAACAACGAAAATAAATCTGTATATCAAAACATATTATTACCAGAAGATGAAATGAATAAAAAGTTCAATGAATTTATAAGTAGCGCTTGTATTGTGCGTATAGACGTAGAAGAATATTCTGTCAATATGGAAGGACGTTACCGTTTATGGAACCAAGTGAAACCAAGCAAAGAAGTTTATCATGCCTTTAAAAGTTATTTGGATACAAGGTTTAAACCCAAACGCATTGGAGGAAATCATGGTTATAGTGGAATTAAATTAAAACCGGTTGAGTATAAAAAATCAAAAGAAAATTCAAGCGTAGAGACATTTATATTTCAAGTATGTCAGTTTTCTGATTGCGGAAAAGTATTAAATTCGGTTTTATTGAGCGAATATCAAAAATGGAAAGTTTCGGTTGGCAAGGAACTATCTGAAAATGATATGAAAGAAATCAAAGAATATTTAAATGAGTCTCCTTATGCCTTAAAAGCAGTAGTATGGACGGATGAAGGCAATAACGAAGGCTATTATGGATTATCTATAAAAAAACATGAATACAGTCCAAAATTAATTTGTTCAACTGGTAAAAAAGTGTATAAGAGAGAAGCCAAAACCGATATCTTACTTGCTACATGGGATACAATTGCTAAGGCGGCAAAAGCTGAAGGCATTTCGACTGCTAAAATGAGCCGCAGTGTTAAAAATAAAATTATAATAGATGATTATTATTATACTGTTATTTAACTTTTTATAATAAAAAACTTGTACTATTTTTTTTATTATAACATAGTATAAAATGCCGGATTTTCTTGATACGGTTAACAACGTGAAGTATACTTACAATGTAGGGACACCAACTGCTTCAGCTTCAGCAATATCTCAATCATCACCTATTACTAATATAACAATATTGAGCAAATTTACTGTTAACGATGCTGAATATACTGTAACAAGTATATCAGGGAACGGTTTTGGGTTTTGGACAACCTTAATCAGTGTAACATTTCAATCAGACACAGCAATGTCAATTATCTATGATAGTGCGTTTCAAGGATGTACATCTTTAGCAAGTATGATGTTACCTGAAACATTAACTCATCTTGGCAATTCATGCTTTAAAAATTGTAATTTTTCCAATATTACAATTCCTGCTTCAGTAATTTCATCTATTTATCAGCCATTTGTTGGAAATAACAATGTTAAAACACTTGTAATAAACAGTGATTTGTTTACAGATGTAACAAACCTGGGTTGCAATTTACAATCAGTAGAAAGTGTTATATATAATGCTGCTGGTGTGATTGCTGATAATACTTGGAGAAGTAACCCTAATCTAAATAGTGTTATATTTGGTTCAAATTGCCAAATTTCAAGAATTGGAATTGATTCATTTAGAGAATTACCCAAATTAACAAGCATTTCAATACCAGCTTCAGTTATAAGCATAGAACGAGATGCGTTTGTTATTTCTCCTTTGTTATCAAGTGTTACATTTGAAAATACAGTAGAAAAACCTAGTAAATTAACAACCATCGGTTACGCTGCTTTTGGAGGTACAGCCATAGTTAATTTAACAATTCCCAAGTCACTCACTACAATAGGTAATAGTAGTTTTATTAATTGTAATAAATTAGAAACTCTTACATTTGAAGAACCTAGTAAACTCGAGGTTATTGACAGTAATGCCTTTTATGGTTGCGCATCTTTAACAAGTATTTATATACCTGATTCAGTTAGTGCCGTTGGGTCTGATGCTTTTAATTCCTGTATAAAATTATCTAGTGTAAAATTACCTGTTAATCAGTTATTTACCACTATTAGCGGTGGTGTATTTAGAGAGTGTCCATTATTAACAAACATCGTGATACCTGAAACAGTAACTACTATAAACGATTTCGCATTTTTCAATTGCAATTTATCTAGTATTACAATCCCTGCTTCAGTAAACACATTTAGTCACAATGGTGTATTTGCTGAAAATAACAATGTTAAAACAATCGTGATAAACAGTCCTTTATTTTTAGATGTAAGGTTATTACAATGCAGTTTACAACTAGTAGAAAGTATTACATTTAATGCGACAGGAGCAATCCCCGACACTGTTTGTAAAAGTCTTCCAAATTTAAGTACTGTTATATTGGGTCCATCAATTACAAGCATTGGAACTGAATCATTTAGGGAATTACCCAAATTAACAAGCATTTCAATACCAGCTTCAGTTACAAGCATAGAACGAGATGCGTTTGTCGTTTGTCCTCTCTTATCCAGCGTTACATTTGATCCAAATATTAAATTAACAAACATGGGTTACGCTGCTTTTGGAAATACATCCATAGTCAATTTAACAATTCCCAAGTCATTCATTACAATAGGTAATAGTAGTTTTATTAATTGTAATAAATTAGAAACTCTTACATTTGAAGAACCTAGTAAACTCGAGGTTATTGACAGTAATGCCTTTTATGGTTGCGCATCTTTAACAAGTATTTCTATACCTGATTCAGTTAGTACAATTGGGTCTGACGCATTTAGAGAGTGTCTAAAATTATCTAGTGTAAAATTACCCAATAACATTTCATTTGTTACAATTGATACGCGAGTATTTTATAATTGCCCATTATTAACACACATCGTGATACCCGAAACAGTAAAAATACTAGGTAATTCATCATTTTATGGTTGTAATTTGTCTAGTATTACAATTCCTGCTTCAGTAACAACATTTGAATCCACTGTGTTTGCTGAAAATAACAATGTTAAAACAATCATATTGAATAGTTCTGCTTCGTTAGATGTATCATTATTAAGTTGCAATTTAGAACCAGTAGAAAGTATTATATATAATGCTGCTGGAGCCATTCCCGGTAATGGATATAATTTAAGTAGAATTCCAAATATAATAAGTGTTACATTTGGGTCGGAAATTACAGTAATCGGGAACAGTCTTTTTAATAATTCAAAATTAACAAATGTTACATTTTCTCCAAATAGTAAGTTAATAACCATAGGGATTCAGGCTTTTAGAAATACAAGAATAACTAGTTTTGTAATTCCTAGTTCAGTAACTAGCATTTTACAGAGCGCTTTTGGCGATTGTAAACTTTTAACAAATATTACTTTTGGAGAAAATAGTCAACTAAATATGATTGATTATGCTGCTTTTAGTAATTCTAGTTTAACTAACATTACATTACCAAAATTAGTTACGGGCACAGGAAATAGTGCGTTTTCGTATTGTACTAAATTAACATCTGTTTCATTTGAATCAGACTCAATATGTAATAGTATAGACGATTATTCATTTTCCTTCTCTCCTTTATTAACCCCCATCATATTCCCAAATACAGTAACATATTTAGGAATCGGGGCATTTAACTCTTGTAATTTTTCTATTATCAATATTCCTGCTTCAATAATAACAGCTGGATACAATATATTTACTGATAATAACAATGTTAAAGAAATTGTGATAAACAGTTCTCTCTTTATAGATGTATCAAAATTGGGTTGCGATTTACACCCAGTCGAAAGTGTCATCTATAATGCTGCTGGAGTTATTCCGGACAATGCTTTTAACGGGAGACCAAATCTTAAAAGTGTTAGGTTTGGTTCCGATATTACAAGTATTGGCATAAATTCATTTCAAAATGCCACCAGTTTAAATAATGTTTCTTTTGAACGAAATAGTAAACTTACTAGTATTGGCTATGCTGCTTTTAGTAATTGTCCTTTAACCACAATTGAAATACCGGGTGCGGTTTCTAGAATTTATAATCATACTTTTGCTATGTCTAGTCTAAAAAAAGTGTTTTTTTCGGATCAAATACCGCAAGTAATAGAGAGTTACAATTTTATAGATCCGTTATGTAATATTTATGTGCGTGTAGATACGCCACGACAAGATACGTTAACAACTACCTTTAAAAATGTTATAGAAATACCGCCATTTTTGATGGATTTTGCAACAAGTATAGTCCCTCCAAACTTAGATTTTGCTGCCCCGGAGCTTCCAATTGTATTGACTGCGAATGGAGAAAACAACAAAATAAAACTAACTGTTACACAAGACAATTCTAGTCCTGTCCCTTTAGTAAACTATCTTTATAGTATAGATAATGGAGCAACATTTATACCTTTTAATCCAAAACAGAAATTGTCGCCAATAACAATATCAGGATTAACAAATGGAGAAAGATATTCAGTTTCTATAAAGGCATACAATGGTTATTATAGTGATGCGATAACTCCTATAGCTAATATTTTGGTAAACTATCCTCAACCAGCACCAGTTATCAATACACAGCTGACAATTTCTAGTGGTGAAAATGAAAAGGCAAAACTCTATTTTTCACAACCAACAAATAACGCAAATGCGATATCTAGTTATTGGTTAAGCATTAATGGAGGAGAATTTAGCCAAATTAATTTGTCTCAAGTATTGCCGACTCAAACTCAAGATACAAAATACATTCAATTATCGGGATTAACTAATGGAGAAACCTACACATTCATTCTCAAGGCAAATAATAGTTTAACAAATGAACCAATGTATAGTGAACCTGGGACGGTAAATAATGTTTTTATAAACTATCCTCAACCAGCGCCTGTTGTAAACATTGGAACTACATTTGGAGAGAATAACAATGCTTATATTAATTTTACACAACTTACAAACAATTCTAAGAGTGTGGTTAGTTACTTTTATAGTACTAATGGAACAAATTGGGTCGATTTGGGCGTCACGAACAAAACAAGCCCCTTGATAATTAGTAATTTAACAAACGGTCAATCTTATTCATTCACAATTAAAGCATATAATGGTTTAACAACTGAACCAATGTATAGTCCTGTTTCAAATACTGTAACAGGGGTTTTAGTAAACTATCCTCAACCAGCACCTATTATTGATACACAACAAACGATTGATAGTGGTAAATATGGCGAGGCGAAACTGTATTTTTCACAGCCAACAAATAGCGGAAATATTATATCTAGTTATTTGTTAAGTATTAATGGAGGAGTATTCAGGGATTTAGGTGAATCAAATAAAACGAGTCCATTAATAATTAGTAATTTAGTGAATGGGTTAACATATTCATTTGAGATCAAGTCGACGAATGGATTAAAGACTGAACCAATTTATAGTGATACAGCTACAGTAACTGGTGTATTTATAAATTATCCACAGCCACCGCCTGTTATTACAAGTAGTATTGGACTAAATGGAATAGCAACAATTAATTTTACACAGGATGTAAATACAACTTTTAAAAATATAACAAACTACTTAGTCAGCATTGATGACGGCGTTACGTATAATGAGTTAAACCCAGCATCTATAGTTAACAAAATAGTAATTAATAACTTGCAAAATGGTAATACATATAAAGTTTCACTGAAATCTTTCAATGGTTTAACTAGTGTGGCATCAATTACTGAAACTATATTTATAGATTACCCCCAACCAGCTCCTATAATTACAAGTGCTCAAGGTAGAAATAATACTGCTACAATTTATTTTGATCAACCAACAAACAATTCAAAACCCATAACAAGTTATTTGTTAAGTATTAACGGTGGTACATTTACAGATTTGGGTTTAATAAATACAAAAAATCCGTTAAGAGTTAGTAATCTAACTAATGGATCATTATATTCATTCTCAATCAAGGCATTTAATGGTCTAGAAAGTGATGTGTCGAATACAATTTCAGATGTGCTAATAATGGTTTCACAACCTCCCCCTACAATTACAACTACATTTGGTGAAAATGGTATAGCATATATTAATTTTACACAGCAAATAAATCCATTAGTTCCTACAGTTAGTAGCTATTTATATAGCATGGATGGAATAACATATTTAGATTTGGGGTCAACAAATAAAACCAGTCCATTAATAATTAATAATTTAACCAATGGAGAGAAATATTCCTTCACATTCAAATCATATAATGGAATAGACAGTGACCCTTCTCCTCCGACAAATGATATCTTCATAAACTATCCTCAACTGGCGCCTGTTATAAACACAGTAACTACATATGGTGAAAATAATAAAGCTTATATTAATTTTACACAACCGACGAACAATGCGAATAGTATTATCACTTACTTTTATAGTACTGATGGAATTACTTGGATAGATTTAGGCCCGTCCAATAAAAACGAACCTTTTATAATTAATAATTTAACAAATGGTCAATCATATTCATTCAGACTAAAAGGATATAATGGTTTAACTACTCAACCAATGTATACTCCTGTGTCAAATATAGTGACTGTATTGATAAACTATCCTCAACTTGCGCCTGTTATAAACACAACTACATTTGGTGAGAATACCAAGGCTTATATAAATTTTACACAACCGACAAACAATGCGAAGAGTGTAGTTAGTTACTCTTACAGCACTGATGGCACAAACTGGATCGATTTGGGTGTGACAAACAAAACCAGTCCTTTGGTAATCGGTGATTTAATAAATGGTCAAACTTATTCATTCACAATTAAAGCATACAATGGTTTAACAAGTGAACCTATGTATAGTGTTAATTCGAATACAGTAACAGGTGTTTTTATAAATTATTCTCAACCAGCTCCAGTTATTAACGAACAACTAACAATTGATAGCGGTGAAAATGAAAAGGCAAAACTCTACTTTTCACAACCAATAAATACAGCAAATGCTATATCTAGTTATTGGTTAAGTATTAATGAAGGAACATTTACTAAAATTATGTTGTCTCAAGTATTGTCAACCCAAATTCAAGATACAAAATACATTCAATTATCAGGATTAATAAATGGACGAACCTATTCATTTGCGCTCAAGTCATTCAATGGCTTAACAACTGAACCATTATATAGTAACACGACAACCGTAAATAATGTTTTTATAAATTATCCCCAACTTGCGCCTGTTATAAACACAACTACATTTGGCGAGAATACCAAGGCTTATATAAATTTCACACAACCCACAAACAATGCGAAGAGTGTAGTTAGTTACTCTTATAGCACTGATGGAACAAACTGGGTCGATTTGGCTGTGACAAACAAAACCAGTCCTTTGATAATAAGTAATTTAGTAAATGGTCAAACTTATTCATTCACAATTAAAGCATATAATGGTTTAAAAACTGATCCCATGTATAGTGTTAATTCAAATAGAGTAACGGGTATTTTCATAAATTATCCACAATTAGCACCCAAAATACTAATGGTTAAAACAATAAGTGGAACAGTGGCAGTATACTGGTCACAAACATTAAAAAATAACTCTAAAAATGTTACCCAGTATTATTATAGCAACGGAGTAGATAAAAATTATTATCCAATTGATAAATTAACAAATCCATTAATGTTACCTCCACAACCAGCAAACACAAAATTGGATATAACTATAAAAGGATTTAACGGTTTAACAACTGAACCAAAATTAAGTGATGCGTCTAATATGTTGTCAATAACACAAACAGTTATACAAGGAGCGCTAAGTGCTCCAAGTAGCAAAACAGTTTAAATGTATTTTTACAAATTAATTTATATAATTTATATAATTTATATAATTTATATAATTTATATAATTTATATATTATTCAGCAAGTAGTTTAATCAACACGATCCATGCTGTCTTCATCCTTCTTTTCTTCTTTAGAAAGAGCAAAAGGTCCACTGACCAGCTCTGACCTGCCATAATCAGACTGTCCCATCACAATATTTTCGCCATCAAAGAGCTCACTTCGAATATCTGCCACCGAAATACTCTCGGATCCGGACAACTTAGCCTCTTGACTGTTTGTAACTCCCACCAAATTTCCCTCACTGTCAATATCCTGGGTCAATGAACTACCATGCTTCTCGGCATTCTTCTTGTTATCATCGATTGCCTTCTGTTTGGTCTCCTTAACTCGCTGCTCAAATGCGGTCTTAGCGACAGTCTCGTTCTTCTGCTTCTCCTGAGCCAGCTGGTTAAGCTCCTCCTCCATATACTCAACACGACCAGTCTTGTATGCCTCGGGATCCCAACACAACCACTGGCCAACAGGACCAACAAACACGTCAAAACTGGGATCATTCTCGCGCAACAATTTGGCGCGCATCTCAGCCTCCTCTTGCGTCTGAAAGTTGCCTCTAGACTTGAAGCCTCTTACCGACGTTTGGAAGTTGTGCTTAATACTGAATTGCTTCTCAAGGTCGTCCTCATGCTTGTCTAAAAAGGTCTTGTAATCGTCTTCAATGGAAGAATTGATAATGTTCTCACGCTCCTCCGTAACGAAACCCTCGTAATCCTTCATAACGTCCTCAAAATTCAACTTGTATTTGTAAGAAACAAAATTAATAAATTGGTGGAACTTCTCCATGGACTTCGAGAATTCCCATTTCTTTAGGAATTCTTCAAAAAAGAACATTTCCTTCTGCTTCAGAATTTTCTCGGGAGTAATAAAAGAGAAACAACCGAATTGTTGACCAGCAATTGGCTTATCGAGTTCCAATAAATCAACATATTTAGGATTAGGTGAACCATCAGTTCTTTGTTTACGTTCAAAGGCGAACTTCTTGGAAGCATTCGATTTAGATTTTCCACTCATTTATATATTTAGTTAGTTGTTCGTTTTAAGTTTTAATTTAATAAAATATTATATTTTCATTCATTTTTATAATATTATGAAAAGTTATACATTTATAATATTATTTTTTTCTTTTCAAATTATATATAAACAAAATGGCTATGTTTGATGTGACTGAGCTTATTAAGCGTATTGTTAAATATTTAATTGAGGGTTTAATGGTGGCGATTGCTGCTTTTGCTATTCCCAAGAAGTCTCTGAATATGGAGGAGATTATATTGCTTGCCTTAACCGCTGCTGCTACCTTTGCCATATTGGATACATACATTCCTAGCATGGGTGTGTCTGCTCGCACAGGTGCCGGGTTCGGTATCGGTGCCAACTTAGTTGGTTTCCCTGGCGGCCTTTAAATCCACCTTTTTTTCACGAAGTTATGAATAAAATAATATATATTCTCAATAAATATATATTATGGATCGATTATCATTAGCAGATTTGCAAGTTTCTCCAAAGTCAAAATCCAGATCCAAGTCTAGGTCTAGGTCTAGGTCTAGATCAAAGAGTTCTAGTTCTAGTTCTAGCTCTAGCTCTAGCTCTAGCTCTAATAAAAGAAAATCCAATCCGCTTGCCAAAACTGTGAGACATGGTGACCTACCCAATCCGCTTGCCAAAACTGTGAGACATGGCGATCTACCCAATCCGCTTGCCAAAACTGTGAGACATGGTGACCTACCCAATCCACTAAGTAAAACGATAAGACATGGTGACCTACCCAATCCTCTTTTTACAACGGTGCGTCACGGTGACCTACCCAATCCGATGAGTAAAACAGTGAGACATAGGGACATTGAAAAGAATAAAAGTAAGAAGGGTGGCCGAAAACGAAGACGTTGGTAAATAGTAAAACTTTCTGAGTTTTAAACAGTCGCAATATACTCCCAATCCAACTCTATACACATTTTCTTCCACGTCTCATCCTGTTCTATTAATTTCTCCCTATCTTTCAACATAGGTATATCGGATAAAAACTGTTCTTCTCCAAGCAATTCACAAAATTTATACAATACATAATAATAATTCAAAAAATTAACCCGATAATCAGGACACGTTTTGGCATATGGCGACTGTATTTCCATAAATAAATTACACAATGTGTCCTCTAATTCAGGACTGAATACCGGCGGTTTAATCCCCAACTTATTTTTAATAAATGCGATATGTTCATAATATTTATTAAATCCAAGCTTTTTAAGTATTTCCTTGGTTTTGTAATGTGTTAGTTGCTCTAGTCCAATACGCTCCTTTTTTATTTGTTGATGTATCTGATCAATGACGTCATCCGGTATTTGGGTTGTCTCCTTGCCTTGAAACTGAGCCAATATTTCCTTAAAATGATTAATTTTCTTGTAAGCATAGAAACATACTTCTTTAGGTGGCTCCTTATAAGACGGTTTTTCGTTCTCTATCAAGTATGGAATACTAACAGCACATATATTACAAATTAATACACCTTCATCGTCGAGTGGTATCAGCTCGCCTTTATAACAACTTTGACAAATATCTGTCGATCTAACAAATGAATTCATATCAAGAAAAGTCTCATCAATATTACTCAAATATTTTTGTACAATATTTTTATTCCGAGTTTCGACACCACTATTATCCTTTTCCGGTTTCTGTATTTTGAAGAAATTAAACAGCATTTGGCTTTTAGAACTATTTCCAGTATCATTATCATCCTTGTTGTCAATGTTTTTCTTGTTTTCAAAATATTCAAAAATGTATTTAGAATTATCCAAAAAGTAATTGTTTTTTCGTGCTTTTATTTCCTTTATGCTTTCCTTTACGTCTTTAATACGGTCTTTTATCTCCATAATTTGTTCGATGGATAATTTGGGATTATTTAAATCGTCAATCAATGTTTGTTTTTCCTCTTTTAATCTAGGAATGATATCAAATTCGTCTTTTGAAAAATCAGTCATTATTTCTTTGTGTTTTCCGTCCAAAGTTGTTGAATATCTTTTACATACCTTTATTTTTTTGTTAGCTTTGGGTTTGAATGATGGCATTATATAATACAAATAAAATCTTGTTTAATTAGATATTTTGTAAAAGTATTTATTTTATTATTTTATTTTATTTTAGACAAATTTATAAAAATTATAAAAATATAAGTTTAAACAATAATTATTGTTT